CCGCGCGCAGGCCTTCGATCGTGACGTCGGTCTTGCCGACCAGGTCGAAGGCGTTGAAGTTGAAGCCGTTGGCGGTGGTGATCCGGCCGCCGCCGTACCAGCGCTGGCCGGTGCGCGGCGTGATGCTCGCCGTGATGCGGTAGGTCTTGGCCGGGTTCAGGAACACCTGGCCCCAGTCGCCGGCGGCGGTAGCCGCGGCGTTGAGCGCAACGGTGTCGTCGGTGACGTTGTCGCCCTTGGCGCCGTAGGTCTCAGGGGTGACGAAGGCCCCGATCATCGAGGCGGGCACGGTCGTGGTCATGATCGCTTCCTTGCGAAGGTGAGGTAGTCGGCCGCCGCCTCGACGTCCCAGAACGGCTTGACCACCTCGGCCGGGATTTTCGCGGTGGGGTTGATCACCACGGACACCGCGGGCGCCAGGCGCTTCGGGCGGAAGCGGTGCTCGCGCGCGTACTCATCGAGCACCTTGTAGCCGCTGACCCGGAAGAGCCAGTGCACCTCGCCGTCGATCGAGGGCTCGACGCGTGCCTCATCGACGTGCGTGTGCCCGGCCACCAGGATGTGGTCCTTATGACCGAAGAGCAGCTCGCGCTTCATGCCGTGCGTGTCGCTGAACTGCGAGCGCCCGGGGAAGTCGTGGCGGGCGTGGATGCGCACCTCCTGCCCGCCCGGCCAGCGCAGCGCCAGGCGCGCGCCGTGGGACTGGTGCACGCCCGCGCTCACGATGAAGCGCAGCAGGTCCGAGCCCTTTTCCCAGCAGTCGTGGTTGCCGTTGACGACGAACAGGTTGGGGCACAGCCCGAGCAGCCACTCGGTCAGGCGCAGGCCGTCGTTGAAGGTGGTCGCTTGGTGCGCGTAGAGACGGGCCAGGCGCCCAACCCAGTTGTTGGTCAGGTCGCCGATGTGCCCGGCGTAGAACCCCGCGGTCTTGCCGACGGTGGTGAGGTCGTGCTCGAGCTGGCCGATGTCGCAGCCGTCATCGTCGACGTGCGGGTCGCCCACCAGCAGCACGCCGATCGGGCGCTGCTCGCGCACCTGCACCGGCACGAGCTTGGCCCAGGCCTCGTGCGCCACGCCGCGCGCCAGGCCCGCCTTCTTGCGCGCGATCAGATCATCGAGCGGCTCGTCCTTGGGCGGGGCCGGCTGCACAGTGATCTCCGGGGCGAGCTTGCGGCGCAGCTCCCACTGGCGCAGCGAGGCCTCAGTGCGGCCCACCGCCGCGCACGCCGCGCGCCGCGACAGGCCCTGCTCCATGAGCTCGAGCGCCTGCTTGTGCCAGCTCATTGCGTGCGGGCGCGGTGGAGGCCGCACCAGTCCTCGGGCGCGGTCGTGCGCCAGATCGAGAAGAGCCCGTCCTCGGGGTCGTAGATGAGCTCGGGCGGAAACGCGCGGCACTCCCCGCTGTCGGGGTCTTGCGCGTCAGGGTTCCAGTGGGTGCAGTTGCGGCAGGTGCGATCGCGCGGCGCGGCCTTCAATCCCTGCCTTTCATCGCGGCCACGGCCGCCGGGATGATCTTCTCGGCCGAGCGGCCGATCACGTAGCCGCCCAGGCCGAGCTGCACGATGTCCCAGAGCTTGAGGTATTCGGCCTCGCTGAGATTCGGCGCGGCCCAGCCGAACCAGCGCGCGACGATCAGCCCGCCGAAGGTGAGCATCAGGATCGGGCGCCAGTTGGCCGCGAGCCAGTGCTCGCTCGCCGCCTCGGTCTTGATGATCTCGGCACGGCCCCCGAACTCGGCGAGCTCGCCCCGCTGCGCGAGATCCAGGAGCGCGAGCCGCGCCTGGTCGCGCTGGGCCGGGTCGGGCCAGAGCCGGTCGATGAGCTTGCCGCCGACGTCAAGCGCCGCGGTGAGGGGGTCGTGCGCCATCGCTCAGGCCTCCAGCAGGTCAGCGATGCGCCGGCTCCAGCCGCGGCTGAAGGCGGGCCAGTTGGCCAGGCCCGCCATGAACCGCAGCCGCTGCGCCAGCATCCGCGCGCGCAGCGCGTCGGGGTTGGCCGCGTAGGCGGCGGTCAGGGTCTTGGGGCCGATCACGCCGTCGGGATCCACGCCGAGCGCGCGCTGCAGCCAGCGCGTGGCCTGGGCGGGCCCTGAGTTGACGGCCGCGTCGAACACCGCATAGCGCACCGCCGGCGGCAGGTCGTCGGCGCGCACGGGCTTCCAGTACTTCTCCAGGTAGATGCGCTTGGCGAGATCGACCGGCAGGTCGCGCATGTCGCCGCGGTAGCCCACCTCGCGCGCCACGGCCTCGGTGACGCCGAAGCGGGTCTTGCCGCCCGGGTCGTCGGGGTGATCGGAGAAGTCGCCCTCGTGGCCGAGGAGCAAGGAGAACGCGGTGTCGAACTGCATGTCACTTCCCTGCGAACTTGGCGCCGAGCTGCACCAGCGCGAACAGCACCGCCGCCAGCGCCCAGACCCCGATGCCGCGGTTCACCCACTTGTCGACCTTGCTGTCGACCTTGCTGATCGAGGCCGTGGCCACGGCCACGCTCTGCTCGACCGCGCCGATGCGCTGGCCCTGGTTGGCCTGGCGCTCTTCGACCAGCACGAGGCGCATGACCGCGTCGGTGAGCTTGTCCACTTTTTCCTCGAGTCGCCTCAAGTCGGACGGCGAGATGCTGGTCGATTCCATCGGGCACTTTCAGATGATGGTCAGAATTCCCCAGGCCACGAAGCCCGGCGCAGCGGTTGCGAGTGCGTCCCACGGGTCGGGCTGGCCCTCTTTGCGATACCACTGCTGCACCTCGTAGAGCACGCCCACGGAGGTCGTCGTGTAGGCCAGGCACGCGCCTAGGCCCCACCAGGCGTGGATGAAGAGCGCGCCCAGCGCGCAGGCGATGGCCAGCACGCCGAGGGCTAGGTGAAGCGCCTTGTCTTTCACTTGGCCTCCAGCGCGGAAACCTTGGCTTCGAGTTCTTCGATGCGCTTTTGCGCCTCTTGCAGCACGGTCTGCGCGATCACCGCCATGATGGATTGCTTCACTGCCTTGGTGGCCGTGCCGGTGGGCTGCTCCACTTCCACGGTTTCGCCGGCCTCATTCGTCTCGACGACCTTCTCATAGTCGGGCGTTTCGTAGACCAACCCAGGGGAAACCTGCTCGATCTGCTGGGCGATCACGCCGAGCATCTTCTGCGAGGGGTTCGTCTTGAACGCGAAGCTGACGAACTCGTAGGCTTTGAATTTGTCCCAGTAGCTCGGAGCGGCTGCGATGTCCTGCTTCAGCTTGATGTCGGAAATGGCGCTGAACGTGCCAGTGCGGTTCTGGCATGTTCCATTCGACCAGACGATGAACTTCGACTCTGTCGCGTCCTCCGCAAACTGAAACCAGCTTGATGTGTCATTCGGCGACAGATTGGGGAAGGTCTGTCGATACAGACGCAACGTGCCGCTGGACCCTGTGTGGTAGTCGCGCACGGCGGCGTTGCTGGCGTCAGCAGAGTAGAAACCGTGGAAGTTTCCCGAGGTCGGAACAGCAGAGGGGCCAGACGCCCTTATATACGGCTGCAGCGCGAAACCGTATACCCCATCCATCCCCATCTGTAGGAATGTCGCTGCTTTGGCGTTGCCAGGGTCGGCCATCACACTCAGCCCGCCGCCGGCATCAGTCGCAAAATCCACATTGGCGTTTGCGCTGTCAAACGCCAACGTCAGACCATTACGGTCCAACTTGACGATGTTCCTGAAGTTGCCAGTAGCCGGCGGGGTGTAGACCGTGCCGAACGTGGCGACTCCGTTTGTCCTTCCGTTGTACAGCGTTTCCGTGCAGGCTTCGATGTAGCCGCCGAACATCTGCACGATCTTGGCAAACGTGCCTTGCGAACTGACGTAGACGCCGGTTGGGGTAGCCAGCGGTGCGGTGCCGCGCGCGTTGCTGGTCGAGTTGATCAGTTCGACGTTGGTGTTGTAGAAAAAGACATCTCCAACACCTTTGGCGTAAATGCCGACGTTTCCGTTGACGAACGAGCAGTTATAGAAACCACTGCGCGTGGTGTAGTTTTGGTTGGTGCCGCTCGGCGCGGTGTTGTAGTCGTAGGGGTACGAGAACACCAGGTGCTGCGTGTTGGTGTTGCCGTGATAGTTGTAGACGGAATGGTAGAAACACCCGGACTGCCGATTGGTGGTGTCCGTAACACCGGGCTGGAAGTCCATGCCGATGTAGCAGTTCTTGATCGTGACACTGTGGCTGACAAAGTACGACTGCGACACCGGCGAGGTCAACGTGACATTGCCAGTGTTTTCTGGCCACACGCCGATGCCGGTCACATTGGTCTTGCCATTGCCGTCAATGCAGATCCCGCTGATCTCCACAAACGTCGTGGACACGCGGAAGACCGCCATGCTGTTTGAGCCGGCCTTGATGGTGACCCCGCCATCTCCAACCAAGCGCAGATACGGCCGCAGGTCGTAGTTGTTGTCCCACGGGAACAGCACGCCATTGAGAATCGAATCCGAGCTCGTCGTGCCGTTGATCAGGTAGGTGCCATCGGGCACATAGACCGTACCGCGCCCGGCCGCGATGACAGCGTTGACTGCCGCTTGGAATGCAGCGCGGCTGTCCGATGCGCCCGTCGGGTCAGCGCCAAAATCCAGCACGCTCACGGTGTCGCGCATCTTGCTCTGCGCCGTGCGCGTGACGGCGCCAGCGCCGGCCGGGGAGAAGCTGACGTTGGCCGCGTCCATGGCCGACACGACGTTCGTGCGCCAGATGTGGAACACCACCTCGTCGTTCAGCGTCAAGCCGCTGGTGAACGTCACCACGTTGGCGCTGGTCTCGGCGTAGTCGGTGACGGCCGTCATCAGCAGGCCGTTCACGAACACGCTCAGGGTGTCGGCGCCGGGCGCGTAGGCGTTGTCGAGCGTGAAGACGGTCTGCCCGGACGTGGCCACCTTGCGCTCGGTGGTGAACGCGGAGCCTGAGCTCTGCGAGGCGGCCACCAGGAACCGCACGATGATGACCGCGCCGTTGGGCGGGGCGCTGGTGAACACGACGCGCGAGCCGCTGACCGTGTAGTCGACGGCCGGGTTCTGCATCACGCCCGCGATCGTGACCTCGGCCGCGTTGGTCGAGCCGGGGAGCTGCGTCAGCACGAACTGCGTCGTCGCGCCGTCGCCGGTGAACTTGTTCACCACCACGTAGGCGCTGGCCACCACGCTGGCCAGGGAGGCCGCATCGACGTTGACCAGGCCGTCCTCGGTGGCGTTCCAGCCCAGGACCTTGCCGGCGTCAGGCGTGGGCAGCGTGGCGCTGACGCCGCTGGCCGACACCGGCAGCACCAGGGTGCGGTCGGCGCGCTCCTCGAGCTGCTGGATCTGGATGACCGTGCGGTCGAACGTGTCCTCGATCACGCGGGCGTTGAACGCGCCGCCGCCGAGCAGGTCAGTGGTCTGCTCGTACTCCAGGTCGCCCACGATCGTGAGCTTCTCGCCGCTGGCCAGCGCGCTGCCGGTGATCGGGTAGGTGATCGAGCCGCCCGGGCTCGCGTCCTGGTCGACGTTGAGCGTGACCGTGTAGTCGCTGTTGAGCACCAGCACCGACTCGATGCCGGCCGTGCTCGTCTTCGTGACCTGCAGGTCGCCCGCGGCGAAGGTCTTGAAACTGAACGAGAAGCTGGTCGTGACACCGTTCCCGCTGTACGGGCCGGCACGGCGGGCGGTTGCGGGTACGGTCATGGATGTCGACTCCTGCGCGGGATGGTAGGCGGCGCGGCCCGTCCAACGGACACGCTACCGCTGCTTGGACTCGGGGCTGGCCGTGCCGGTCACCAGGCCGCGGGCGGCGTCGGCCGCGCTGGTGGGCTCGATGCGGCCCTGTGCGACGCCGGCGCCGTAGCCCACGGGTCGGGCCAGGGTCATGGCCGGCAGGCCGGTGGTGACGGTGACGAGCGCGGCCACGTCGCGCACGGCCTTCTGCGCACTCGCGTCGTCGACGATCGCCTTGTAGACGCTGGCCGGGGCACCGGCCGCGGACTCGAGCACCGACACCGTGGGCGACAGGCTGAACTTGTCATCCGCCGGCTGGTCGTTGAAGCGGTTCACCACCGACTGGCCGAGCGCGCCCACGAACGGGATGCCCGACAGCACGCCCTTGATCGTGCCGAACCCGATCACCTGGGCCAGCCAGTCGTCGAGGTAGCCGTCGTCATCCTCGTCGTCGGGCCCGCCCTTGAACGCGAGCGCGATCGCCTCGGCCACCCAGATCGGCACCATCAGGCCCAGCATCAGCACGGAGAACGCCTTGCCCGCGCCCTTTTTCAGGCCCTGCTCGCGCGCGATCTGCTGCAGCGCCGTGGCGTTGGTGTTGGCCAGCATGTTGAAGTAGCCCACGAACTGCGTGAAGATCCGCGCGTAGGCCGGGCCCGTCTCGATGCGGCTCACGTCCTCGGGCAGCGTCGAGCCCTGGGTCTGGCGGATCACGCCGTCGGCGTAGCGGATGGCCATGCGCTCTTCCATCCCCTCTACCAGGCCCTGGTTGTAGGCGGCCTGCCAGATGATGGGCGAGAGCACGTTGTCGAACGCGGTCTGCAGGAAGTAGCTGTGGCGCCGCGTGAACTGCTCGGCGCTCTCGTACACGCTCGGGTTGATGAGGATCTTCTCCAGCGTGTCGGAGAGCACCGCCACCTCGTTGCTGGCGCGGTCGGCCATGTAGGGGGATGCGTCCCATACGGCCTGGGAGAACTTCTTCGGGCTGGCCACGTACTCGGCCACGGCGCGCATCATCAGCGCGGGCCGGACCTTGATCGCGGCCGAGCTCACGCCGGTGATCTGCTGCAGCGTGTTGCTCAGGTTCGCGAACATGAGCGCCATGCCCACGCGCCCGCGGATCGTCGACATCATGCGGTTCAGGCCCGCATCCGCGCTGATCGGGGTCTCCACCGTCTGGCGCGCGGAGCGATTGAGCCAGGGCTTGAGCACGCCGCTGATGGCCGCCGGGTCGATGCGCCCCAGGGGCTGGCTCACCTTCGGCCGCTTGATCAGCCGGGCCGCCGCGCGCACGGGCGACTCCATGTGGCTGAACAGCAGCACCTTGTCGATGTGCTGGGGCAGGCTGCGCAGGTCGAGCTTGAGCGGTCGGTTGTACTCGACGCGACTCTTGGTGAACCCACGATTGGTCTGCGGGAAGGCGTAGCTCATGCCCGCGTTTTCGGTCTCGAGCAGGTCGCGCAGCTCGGCGTCCTGCACCAGCAGCGGGTCGGCTTGGGCCGGCACGTAGCCGCCGCGGCGCGCGACACCGAACGGATCGGTGAAGGTGTCGGCGGTGACCTCGGCAAAGTAGCGGCCGAACACGTCGCGGTGCGTCTTCTGCGCCAGCGGCTTGGTCTGCTCCAGCAGATCCCACACGCCCTGGGCGAAGTCGAAGTGCTCGCGCTGCAGCACGCCTGAGTTGGCCAGGCGCTGGATGAATGCATCCCAGCGGCTGGTGTCGAGCGTGCCGTCGGGCAGCTCGGTGGCCCAGCCGCGGCCGAGCAGCAGCTTGCGCTTGTTGCTCTCGTTGCCGGTGTGCAGGATGGCGTGCAGCAGCTCGGCCATGCCGATGCCGTTGTGGCCGCGGCCGAAGGTGTAGTTGAGCTCGGGCGCCTCGATCGGCTGCGTCGGCATCATCGGGGCGATGTTGTCGACCAGGGCCTGGAACTTCTTGCGGTACTCCAGGCGCTCGGCCCGGTAGCGGTCGGCCGCGTCCTTGATTGGCTGGAAGATCAGCCGCAGGAACGGCCCGCCGAACTTGCCGTCCTTGGCCTCGGCCCACTGCTCCACCCGGCGCAGCAGCGCGGGCGCTTGCTGCAGCACGGCGCGCTTGATCAGCTCGGCCTTGGTCAGGGCGCCCGACTCGCCCGGCACGGTGTCGGGGATCCCGATCTCCTCCATGCGGGTGTAGAGCTCATCGGCCGCGTCGTCGATGTCCATGAGGTCGCCATCGACCTCCATCTGCCGCGAGCGCTTGGCCAGGTGCCACATCGCCTGGATCGACTCGTGCAGCCCCTGCAGCTCCTCGAACGTGAGCGCCTCCAGCGGCTGCGCGTTTTGCGTGGCCTGCAGGATCATCGGACCCACCACCGCGGCGGTCTCGGGGTCGTTCTGCTGCAGCGCCTCCAGGTAGGCCGCGGCGGCCTTGGTGGTCGGGGTCTCGATGCCGTAGGCGGCCAGCACGGCGCGCGCGGCGTTGACGATGTCGGGGTCGCGGCCCTTCTCCACCACCTTCTCGTCGTTGCCCTTGGTGACGCGCTTGAAGAACTCGAGGATCTTCTTGGCCTCGGTCGCGGCATCCAGCGCCGCCTTGGCCGCGGCGTTGTTGAGCACCTGGTCCTGCTTGGCCTTGACGGCGTCGGCCGTCTCGCCCTTGGCGGTGTGCTCTTGCCAGCGCTTGCCGGCGCGGCGCTCGGCCGCGGTGTGCTTCCAGGCCGTGGCCTTGAGATCACGCAGCGACGTGCGTGCGACGACGTTGGCGCCGAACTGCTTGGCCGCCTCGATCAGGGCATTGACCGTGATGCGAGCGCCGCGGGCGTTGACCTGGCCGGTGTCGGTGCGCTGGCCCAGCATCTCCTGCTGCGTGCGCAGCTCGGTGGCCAGGCTGCGCGCCCGGGCCTCGTTGTGCACCGCCTCGTTGGCGGCTTCCTGGATGGCGCGCTCGTCGATCAGGTCGCCGTGCTCTTCCAGCATGCGGCGCTCGGTCAGGGCGTCGACCACCTCGCTCATGGGCGTGGCGTCCACCAGGGCGCGCACGAGCTGGTCGGCCGTCTCGTAGCCGAACATGTCGGCCACGGTCTCAGGCGCCAGGCCGTCCTTGGAGGTCATCCCGCGCAGCTTGGTCAGGTCAGGCCTGGCCAGCATGGTCTCGGGGTACATCGCGGCCAGGGCCTCGGTGTTGAGCCTGAAGCCCTTCTCGGCCTTGACCGACTCGCCCGTCACCGGGTCAGTCGTCTCGCCCTTCTTCAGCCAGCGCATAGCGCGGTACAGCGGTTGCTGCTCGACCTCGGCCGTGACCGCCTCGCGCGTGGCCTTCTCGACTTCGCGAGCCTCTTTCTTCAGCTTGGCGATGACCTTGTCGCGCGCCTTCACGGCCCACTTGAGGTCGGCCATCGAGCGCTTCTGCAGGCGCTCGGCCGCCTCGCCATCGGCCTGCTCGTCGGGCACCAGGCCGGCCACCTCGTTGGCCTGCTGGATCTGCTCGTCGGTGGCAAGCATGCGGTCCATCACGCGGCGGATGTCGTCGTTCAGCGGGGTCTGCTCGGCCTCGGGCCGGGCGGCCATGAACTGCTTGATCGACTGGTAGACGTTGATCAGCCAGGCGCGGAAGCGGCGCATCAGCGGCTGCAGCTCGGCGTTGGGGGCTCTACCCTCCATCACGTACTGCTCAATGCTCTCGGCCCAGCGCTCGTGGTAGGGGCGCTTCTGGTCGAGGGTGTAGCCGTTCCAGGTGGCGAGGTCAGGCACCCCGCTCCACTTCAGGAACGTGTTCATGTCCTCGACGATCTGCGCCGGTGCGCCGGGCTGGCTCGCGATGTCGGCCAGCACCTCGAGGAAGAAGTGCCCGGTCTCGTGGAACCAGGTGCTCAGGTCCGCGTTGGGGTTGAGGACGAGCTCGAGCGTGCGCGGGTTGAAGGTGCCGCGGGCGCCTTGCTCTAGCACCTCTTGGCCCTGGGCCGGTGCTGCAGGCGCCGCGGCCCGCTGCGCAGCCTGGCGCGCTGCGCGGGCCCGCTGGCGCTGCTCGCGCGCGACGCGGCGCACGGCGCGGGTCTGGTTGGCCACCGCGTTGTCGTAGGCGTTCGTGCCGGCGAACCGCTTCCCGTCCAGGCTGCTGTAGCCCCCGGTGAACGTCGGGTCGTAGACCATGAACACGACGTCGGGCTCGCCGTTGTTGTAGCGCTGCAGCGCCGCCTTGTCCCAGCCGGCGGGCGCCTGGCTGTCGTCCCAGGTCAGGCGCGACACCGCCACGAACCCGTGCGCCGAGTAGAACTCGGGCAGGATCGTGTCGAAGGCGTCGAGCTTGGTGCCGCCGGCCGAGACGGCCAGCGCCATCACGGCGCGGCCGGCGCCGCCCTGGCTGAACACCGAGACGATGTCGCCGTCGGGCTTGAGCGCAAAGCCCGACTTGCCGTCCTTGGCCAGGAACAGCCGCATGCCGGCGTAGTCGGCCGTCGGGTAGACGTAGACCGCCGCGCCGACGGCGCCGCTGGCCTGCTTGCTGGCGGTGATCGCGTCAGCGAAGCGCTGCGCGTTGGCGGCTTCGCCCGGGGCGAGCTCGACGAACTGCGGGGCGGCGAGCTGGTTGGCCTTGAAGACCGTGCCGGCCGAGCGGCTGGGTTTCCACTCCTCGACGTACGTGACGCCGAGTGCTTTTAGAAGCCGAGCTTTTCCGCGTCCTCCATCGCCTGCTCGCGCGTAAGCCCCGGATGGTTGGCCAGCGCCATCTCGATCGGATCGGAGCCGGAGTACGGCGCGGGCGCCGATGAAGAAGCGCTTTGCCTGCTCAGTAAAGCCTCCAGCCGCTGGCGGCTGCCCGGCTCCAGCTTGAGCTCCTTGCTCTGCATTTCCTGGTCGTGCAGTTGCTGATCGTCCACCTCGAGCCTCCGTGTTCAGCGCAATGTTGATCCGCCGCGAGGTCACCCCCGCCTTGCGAGCAACGTCCGCGGCGGCATTGGCGTAGTCCGGTGCCTCATCGTCCGCGTACCCTTCGATCGTATCATCATCTGCTAAATCCTGTTTAGCGGATTCGTACAGGCGTTTCTCGGCGTACCAGAGCACGGCCTGCAGGTCGGCCATCGTGAGATTGGCGTAGCGCTCGTCCTGGCGCAGGTTGTCCAGGATGCGGCCGAACACCTCGCGGATGTACTTGCGCTCCAGCGGCCCGGCCGGCGCTTCCTTCTGGCCGTCCAGGTACTTGGCCAGCGAGTTGCCGGCCTTGCGCAGCTCCACGCCGGTGTCTGTCTGGTTTAGCACCTCGCGCACCGCCGGGTCGACGCTCGCCTCCTGCACGGCCACGGCGAGCTGGTCGACCGACATGTCGGCGGTGATCGGCGTGTTGATCGCCTCGGACAGTCGCGCGCGCTCGGTCTCATCGGCGGCGATCTGACGCAGCGCTTCGGCCAGGCGGTCGCGCGCCTTGCCCGTCTGCACCGGCATCGGCCGAATCAGCGTGCCCGTCCAGCGACCCCAGGTGCGGATTAGCCAGCGGTCCATGGTCAGGGCCGCGAAGTTGCCGTACAGGTTCGAGAAGAACCCGTTGCCGATCTTCGGCCCCAGGATGGCCGCGCCGCGCACCGTCACGTCGGCGTGCTCGCCGCCGGGCTTGAGCTCCTTGGCGATCGCCGTGATCTGGCCGACCGTGAAGTTGCTCTGCATGAAGCGGCGCAGGTTCTCGAGGCCCCACGTCTGCGCCAGCTCGTTGAACTGCGCGAGCGACTTGTTGATCGCGTTCTTGGCCGTGCCGATGCCGGCATTGGTCGGCATGCGCCGGTCTTCGACCTTCTTGGCCGAGGCCTTCCAGGTGCGGTACACCTGCTCGGCGATCTCGAAGTTCTTGCCGACCTTCAGGCCGTTGGAGGTGACCGCGAGCGCCCACACGAACGCCAGGCGCGCGTCCTGGTCGGTGGCGATCTCCGGGTGCACCAGCGCCATGACGGCGAGCGCCTGGCGCGTCTTGAGGTCGTACCAGCCGATCGCGTTTTTGTTCTGCTCCAGCGCGAGCAGCGCGTCCTGCAGACCCACGCGCACCAGGTACTCGGTGGTCTGGGGCGACGGCGCCCCGACGTCCACGCCGGCCGCACGTGCGAGCGCCTGCAGGCCCTCCTGCATGGCCACCTTGAGGTCGCGCCCCTTCTGCCAGACCTTGCCCTTGGCAACCTGCAGCATGTTGGCCAGCGTCGCGCCCGCGTCGACCGACTCGGGCACCGTGCCCTGCACGATCGCCGCGACGTCGTCGCTGGGTTCGACCGGGTCGCCCTGCAGGGTCTCGGCGGGTGCGGCGGGCTCTTGGTTCAGCACCTGGCCTTGCCCTGCCCGATTCAGCGCCACGATGTTGATCGCCACCGCCTCGGTGGCCATGGCCTCGCGCTCGGGGGTCATCTCGACGCCCAGGCTGCGCATCTTGGTCTCGACGCGGCGGGCGAACTCTTCCTCGCCCACGGTGTCGATCGCCTCCTGCACCTTCTCGACGGTGGGGATGTCGGCCACGGCCTGCACTTCCTGCATCGTCGCGATCGGCAGACCCTCGCGGTCGAACTCGCGCGCCGGCGCATTGAGCACATCGCCCTGCCCGCCCTGCCCCGTCGGTGCGCCCAGCACCCGCAACCGGTAGCGCTGGTACATCTCCTCGGGCGTGATTCCAAGGCGCGCGCTGTAGGCCGTGTAGAACGCGCTGGCCCAAGAGGCCATGCCCTCGTTGACCTGGCCGCGGTAGCGCCCGGCCGTGTTGAGGTCGGTCAGGATCGACTGGCGCACGGCCTCGGAGCTCGCGCGCATGGCCTCCTGATCCTGCGCCTGGGCGATGACGCGCTGGGCCTCCTGCTGCAGGAACTGCTGCGCCTGCTTGCCGGCCTCCTCGGCCTCGACCAGGCTCGGCGCGTCGGGCGCGCTGCGGGCGTTCTGCATGAACACCTCGGCCTGGGGCGTGCCGGGCGTCACGGTCAGCACGTCAGCCAGCTTGACTGCCACCGGCGCGTTGGCGAGCAGCGCCTCAGGCAGCGCCTCGGCCACGCCCTCCATGCGCTGCAGCAGCTCGGGCGGCATCTGGTTGAGCACCTCGGCGTCAACGTACACCGAGCCGTCCTCGGCCATCTCGGTCATCAGCGCGCGGAACTGCTCGGGCGAGCGCTCGCGCAGCTTCGACGCCTCCGCTGCCCGCAGCGCCTGCTCCAGCGCCTGGGCCGTCAAGCCCGCGCGCTGCATGTTGGCGCCGTCGCGCGTGGCGCGCGAGATCATGGCCTCCAGGCCCTTGGCCACCGCGACGTTGCCACCCGTTCCAACGATCGTTGCAACCAGCGTCTGCGCCGCGGCGCTCGGCCGCTCCTCCAGGTAGCTCGTGAACGGCTTCTCGGGGTTCAGGATCGCCCACTCGTTCAGGTCTTGCAGCACGGTGGCGATCTGTTCGCCGGGCACCTCCAGCAGCACCTGGCGGCCCAGGATCTGCAGGAACCCCGCGCCGGCGCGCACGTCCTTGAGCAGTGCGCCCAGCGGCAGCTTCTCGGTGGCGTACTCGATCGCGGCCTGCGAGGCGGCAAACGGCAGCGCCTGCGACATCGGCAGGCCCTTCTCGCGCGCCTGCTGGTAGGCGTCGCCGCCGGTGAACGCGGTCATGCCCGACAGCGCGAACCCCTGGCCGCCCGGCAGGAACGCCGCGGGCAGCGTGATCAGGTTCTGGGTGAGCGACTCGATGCCGCTGAAGAACCCGCCCTCGATGACACCCTCGGTCTTCGGGCGCGCGGCCTGGGCCGTCTGCCCAGCCGCCTGGCCCTGCAGCGCGAAGCCCTCGGCCAGGCGGCGCAGCGGGTTGCCGCCGGGAAACGGCACGCGGGGCAGCAGGCCCGGGCTCGTGGCCAGCGGGTCGACGGGCTCGAAGATGTCCAGCGCCGGCGCGACGAGCTCGAGCCCCGCCTGGAACGTGCCGGCGGCGCCGCGGCTGGCGCGGAACACGCCGGCCTTCATGGCGCCGCCCAGGTCGCCGACGAAGTTGCCGACCTTGGTCAGCACCGGGATGTCGTCCTGCGCCATGGCGGCGAGCTTCACGTCGCGGCGCATGAGCTCGCGCAGCATCGGCGCCTTCTGCAGGTCGCTGTCCGAGAGGTCGAGCACCTCCTGCAGCCGGTAGGCCTCGAGGTCCTGCACGATGACCTCGGCCGGCGCCGGGTAGCGCTTGGCCAGGCGCTCGGCCTCGGCCATCGCGTCGGGCTTGATCGTGACGGCGGTGCTCAGGACCTGGCGCGGGGTCGGCCCCACGATCGGGTCTTTGTCCCAGGGGGCGGCGGGAGCGCTGGGTTGGGCCGGCGGCGTGATGGGGTCGTTCTGCCAGCTCATTGCTTCGTGCGCTGATTGCCCTGGGGGTCGATGTAGACGGTGCCCTTGGGCAGCCGGGCCCACTCCTCGGTGGTGGTGATGCGCACCGGGGCGGCCGGCGCGGCGCCCACACCGAGGGCCTTGTTGCGCACCTCACGGTCGGCCTTGAACGCGGGGTCTTTCGTGTCCCACAAGAACCCGGGCTTCGTGACGATCTCGCGATTCAGGTCGCGCATGATCTTCTCGCGCTCGTCGTAGGTGGGCTCCTTGCCGGTGCGCTTGAGGTGTTCGTTGAACAGGTCGTAGGCGGCCGACTGGAACTTGCCCACGTTCTCGCCCTTGAGATCGAGCGAGCGCGTGAACGCGGCGAGCTGCTGCTCGGAGGTTGCCACCTCGGGCGCCTTCGACGGCGTGCGGGCCTTGGTTTGGATGTCGAGCAGTTGCTCCATCTGCGCCGGGGCGACCTTGGTCGTGAGCGCCACCAGGTTGACCTTCTCGCCCGCGGCGAGCTTCTCGCGCGCGTCGATGTAGGTGGCCCAGTCGGTCTTGACCGGCGTGCCCTCGGCGACCTGCTTGGCGCGCGTCCTGACGTAGTCCTGGAGCTGCACGCGGTTGCGCCCGTCCATCTGCGCGAGCAGCGACTCGGGCACCTTCTTGCCCTGCCCCACCAGTTGCCAGGCCTGATCGCTCACGGCCGCCTCGCGCTCCTGCTGCGCGGCCTTGACCATGGCCTGGTTGTTGCGGATCTGGGTGAGGGCCTTCTCGCGCCGTTCCGGGTTCTCGATCTTGGCCGCCTCGGCGAGCTGCTCGCTCAGGGGCTTCGTGGCCACGCGCGCGGCGAACTGCGTCGCGAACTGGTTGTCAGCCTCGCCCTTGAGCACCTGCTCCACGCGCGGCTGCGCCGTGGCCGGGATCTCGCCCTTGTTCGCGTCGTAGTAGGCCTGGGCCTGGGCCGCGTCGCGCTCGACCAGGCGCTGGATGTGCGTCACGTGCAGGGTGCCCAGCAGGCGCTGCTGCTCGGCCTGCACGAGCTCGGTGGTCCAGCCCTTGCGCGCGCCCTTCTCGGCGGCGATCTGGCGCACGCGCGCGGCGGCGCCCGCGGTGTCGCCGGTGTCAACCCCGAACTCGATCGAGCTCTGCGCGGCGGCCTCGGACTGATCGTCGGCGAAGCGCTCCTTCTCGGAGTTGACGTAGCTCGACACCGAGCCGAACGCCTGGTTGCGCTTGCGCCCGAGCGCCTGGCCGATGCGCGCCTGGGCCATGGGCGAGGCGTTGCCGGCGTAGGCGGTCTTGGCGTTGTCCCACCACTTGGTGGCCTCGGTCTGGTACTGCTCGACGTTCTGCCCGCGATACTTGGGCCGGTTGGCCGCGTCCCACTCCAGCCAGCCGCGCGTGATCTCGTCGTCGATGCGGTTGGCCTCGACCTCTACGTCGCGCTGCACCCGCCGGTCGGCCACCTCGCCAATCACGCCGGCCGCGCGCGCCAGCGCCTGGGTGCCCGAGCTCACGTCGGGCGTGCGCCCGAACACCGGCTGCAGTGCCTGGGTGCGGACCTGCGGGCCCTCGTACAGCGGAACCTGGGGCATCGGTCAGGGCCCCTTGGGCTTCTTGGGGTTGTAGGTGTTCCACTTGTCGGACACCGAACCTGCGGTGCCCAGCAGCGTGGAGAACGCCTGCATGTTGGCGTTGCGCGCGGCCATGCGGCCCTCGTAGCTCTCGAGCGCGCCGCGGGCCCGGGAGCTCCAGGCCTCGCGCGCGGCGTTGCCCCGCGCCGTGGCGGCGTCGGTCTCGCCGAAGAAGTCGGTCTGGTCCTGGATCTCGGCGGCGGTGCCCGTGCCGAGGTCGAGGCCGCGGCTCGCCATGAGCGCGCGCTGCGTGCCCTTGAGCCCGGCGGCCTTGCGCTGGATGGCGGCGGCGTCTTCCTCGCCGCGGCGCTGTGCGTCCTGCGCGGCGTACTCGGCCATCGTGGCGTTGTAGTTCGCCATCTGCTTGGCGGCCTGGCCCTGCTGGTACATGGCCCCGGCGCTCATCACGCCCGCGCCTGCCGTGGCGCCAAGTGCTAGGGCGGCCATCGGGGTCAGCGCGGCCGACATGCCCAGCGCGGCAGCGCCGGCAGCGGTGCCTGTACCTGCGGCCGTAAGCGCTGTGGTCAGCACGCCAAGGGTTACTGGCTCACACATCGCGTCGCATCTCGAACGGGTAGAACGACTCGCCGTGCGGCGGCACGGCCACGGCCGGCCCGAACTCAAACCCGAGCCGCTTCAGCCACTGCACGGCCACGGTGTTGCGGGCGTGCACGGCGTTGTACAGGCGCGGGTAGTCGGCCAGCATGGCGGCAATGTAGGCCCGGGCGTAGCGCTGAAGGACACGCGCGTGGCGCGCGACGAGCTCGGTGCCGAGCATCCACGGCACGCCGACCGGCGCAAGTACGGTGCCGTGCTCGCCGCAGCCGTAGAGTGCCGCGGGCTGCCCGTCGATCAGGGCCACGAACGCCCAGCGCGAGCGCTCGATCGAGGCCGTGAGCGCCTGGTGCGGGTCGCTCCAGCCGGCCGCGCGCAGCTCCTCGAGGTCCTGCGCGCGCAGCCGCGCGGCGAGCGTGCTGATGAGCGCCGCGCTCGGCGCGACGATCTCAACCGCCGGTCGCGACATCGAGCGCCATCGACAGCAAGGTGAGCGGCAGCGGCTGGTCCTGGCGCACGCACACGGCGGCGTCGCTGTTCCAGCTCGGGCTCACCGCGAAGCGCAGCTCGCCGGTGCGCAGCGCGGGCGGTGAGTCGTAGGGGTCGGTGTGGTCGCGGATCGGGAACTCGGTGAGCTTGGCGAACGAGGGCCCGGCCTTGACCGCGCTCGACTGCGTCACGCGCAGCGCCACGGAGTTGACGTTCTTGCGCAGGAACTGCCCGCCGGCCGCTGCCCCCTCGAGCGCGAGCGGCAGCGTCTGCAGGTCCGACACGTAGGGCAGGCCCACGTGCACGACGCTGTAGCTGTCGTCGAGCGTGACGGCCCCACCGGTGACGGTGCGCGGCGGGTGCACCGCGCCGTCGGCCAGGATCTGCACGCTCTTGCCCTCGAGGTGCCACAGGCCCGACAGCGAGCTCACCGGCGCGCCGTCGTAGGTGAGGCCCGAGTCGACGTAGAACGCGTCCTCCTGGGCGGTGAACAGGCCCGAGCGCAGCCGCTCGACGTAGCGCACCTGGCGGCCGTTGACGGTGCGGCGCACGACCACGTAGAGCACGTCCTCGAGCCCCTCGCTCACCACACACACGCTCTCGAACGTGCCGTCGGTGGTGTGCTGGTGCCAGCCGTAGACCTGCTGCTCGGGCACGTAGGTCATGCCGAGCAGCGTGCCGTCGGAGCGCACGGCCCAGAGCGTGGGCACGGGGGCGCGCGCGTAGGCCAGGTCGACCATGCTGAACCCGTTGAACAGGTGCGGCGCCATGATCGAGATGTCGATCGACACGTAGGCGCTGTTCTGCCAGTTGTAGGCGAGCTCGCGGATGCGCGAGCCCTGGGCCTGCACGTACAGGATCGAGCCCGAGGTGAGCGCGGGCTGCACGTTCGACGCCCCAGTGAACCCCTGCGGCTTGATCGACAAGCTGGTGGGCGTGATGTTGGGCGCGCTGTCGGCGAAGATGCGGAACTCCCCGCCCACGGTCAGCGCGATGATGTCGGCCAGCGGCAGCAGGTGGCGGATCGCGTTCTGCTGCTGGGCGGCGATGCGGAACTCCAGGCCGTCGTCGTCCTGCGAGGGCAGGCTCGAGGTCAGGTTCGACTGCGTGCCGCTGCGCGTGGCCCACACCGTCTGCGGCTCGTCGGCCGTGCCCGCGAACCAGCGGCGCTGCTCGTAGTAGGTGACGGCCGCGGGGTAGTCGCCGGCGCCGCTGTTCAAGTCGTAGATGTCCTCGGGCGGCGTGACCGTGGTGTCGGCCAGCACGTTGTCGTCGACCACGCTCAGGCCGGTGGTCGCGCCGATGTAGCCGAACGACCCGCCGCGCTTCTTGTAGACGCGGTAGCGCGTGGCGCCGGCCACGGCCGACCAGGAGATGGTGTTGTAGTTGCCGCTGACGGTGAGGTTGTTGTTGGCGCTCACCACGCTCGAGGCGAGCGACTCGGTCACGCCGTCGGCGGCGATCGAGGTCACCACGTAGCTGTGCGGGTTCTGGTTGCCGGCGGTGCCGACCGTGGCCACCACACCCACGCCGGTGGGGACCGTGGCGCTCGGCGCGAAGCTGATCGATGTCAGCGTCCAGTTGGTCGCGCCCACGCGGGCGAGCTCGCGCGCGGCGTAGCCCGGGTGGGTGATGGTGAGGATGTCGCTGTCCTGCGCGAAGTGCAGCGTGAAGAGGTCGGCCTCGAGGTAGGGGCTCGCGATCGTGTAGGCGCGCGCGGCGGTCGTGCCCGAGGCGACGGTGGCGGCACCCCAGCGGTCGGCGGTCGTGAACGTGTTCGCGCCGGTGGAGGTGATGCGGTGGAAGCGGTTGCCGATGAACACGTCGTCGCCCGTCGACCAGCCGTGGCCGGTGACCGTGACGGTCGAGCCCACGATGCTGACGATGGCCTTGGAGGCCTCGAGCAGCGTGTCGCCGTTGACGTGGAAGCGGATGTACTGGTCGCCGAACTCCAGCACCACGGTCTGGTCGGCGGCGTAGGAGAACGGGATCAGGCGCACGGCCTTGGTGCTGTCGCGCGCCTCGATGACGTGCTCGTAGCCCGGGCGGCGCGCGACGGGCCCGTGCGGCAGCACCGTGAAGTTGCGGCACAGCGCCAGGCCGGTCTGGTACTTGGTCAGGTCGATGCGCCCGTACAGCTCGGGCGTGATCTCGCCGCCGGCAAAAGAGCGCAGCAGCGTCTTCATGCGCGTGCGGTGATCGAGGCCGGCGTGTAGTCGGCGGTGTCCTTGCTCGCGTTGGCGTCGTTGGCCGCGGCCGCGCGCAGCGCGTCGTAGCCACGCTCGGCCCAGGCGCCCCCAAGCCGGGCCCCGTCGGCCCCCTTGATGATCGGCCCGGCCAGGTAACCCGCCAGGATCATGCCCAGCGCCGTGGTGAAGTCGGCCGGGTAGCGCGTGGTGTCGGTGACGTCGCGCGTGTAGATGAGCGTGGCGTCGGGCTGGTTGGTGTAGAGCGCATCGCCCTCGCGCTCGTACTTGGCCGTGCCGCGCTCGGGCGTGTCGGCCACGTCATGCGCGAGCACCTTGCGGGTGCGCAGGCAGTCGCTCGGCACTTGGTACTTGTAGGCCCACTCGCTCGAGTCGTTGGTGAGTTCGGCCAGCACCACGCGCTTGCGGGCGAACGCCCACGAGTACTCGGCCGAGAGCACGGCCTGGCGCGCGATCGGCAAAAACCGCGCGCAGTGCCCGGCCTCGACGCTGCCGTCGGGCGGGCTCAGGGAGGTGACGACCGCGTCCGCCCCGATGTGGCTCAGGGCGGTGTTGGCGATGTCGACGGCGCTGGCCATCAGGCGTACAGCGCCAGGATGGCGCGCTCGATGTCTTCGCGGCTCGCCTGCTCAGGCAAGTCGAGCAGGTACGAGCCGCGTCGAGAACCCTGGTCGTCCTCGACGGTGGCCTGAACGAACCAGCCGGTGCCGACGAACTCGGCGGCGAGGATGGTGACCATGGGGCCCCCTTACGCGGCGGTGAAGCCTTGAGCGTTGAAGTACACCGCGCCGGCGCCCGAGGCCGACAGCGTGAGCACTTCCAGCAGCGTGTTGGCCGTGCTCTTGAGCGGGTTGGCGAAGACGATGTTCATCGTCGGCAGGCCGCCGGTCGGGATGCGCGTGCGCCACAGCACGGTGCCGCCGGCGCCGTCGCGGATCGCCAGCTCGGTCGCGTTGGTCAGCGCCTCGGACATCACCTGGATCGACGTGACGTAGCTGCGCAGGCCAGCGCCCGCCGCCGCGCGGAACGTGACCGCCGTCGTGGTGTTGACGATGCCCGAGCCAGCCGCCGCGTAGCTCCACTCGAGCTCGGGGATCTGCCAGGGTCGGATGACCTGCACGCCCTGCAGCGTCGTGACCAGGTCGGCCACGTCGCCAGTGGCGACCGTCGCGTAAGCCGCCGACAGCGCCCGGCCGGCGATGCGCACCGGGTTGCCCGACACCACCGCATCGTGCGCGGCGGGGCCCGCGGCGATGACCTGGCCGATCGGCGTGGTGGCCGCCGGCGCGCCCACAAGCTGCACGCCCACCGCCTGGCCCTGCACCGCCTGGCCACGGCCCGCGGTGATCTCGGCGGTGAGCTCGGCGTAGTCCTGCACGTTCACGAACTGGAACTGCAGGTTGATCGCGGCCGGCGCGGCGGCCAGCGCCACGCGGCCCGAGCCCGCGGCGTAGGCGCCCGCGAACGTGGTGCCTTGCAGCTCGATCGTGTTGGCATCGACCGAGGTGATCGTGTAGTTGCCGCGCACCTCGGCGGTGCCGTTGAGCACGCCGTTCAACGCCTCGACCCACACGACGTTGCTGGTCGAGTAGCCGTGCGCCGTGACCGTCAGGCGGATCACCCCGCCCGTGCCAGCCACCGCGCCCGTCACCGACTTCCACGCGGCGTGGTTCAGCGAGCGGATGCGCAGCTTGTAGAGCGCGTTGGGATCGGGGATCTGCTGCTGGCGCACGTAACTGTTGGCGCGACCCGCGGTCGAGTCGAGCGCGCGCGAGTGCCAGTAGGCCTCGTCGGCGAACGGCTCGAGCTCCAGGATGCTGTAGGTGGCCGTCGTGACGATGGTGCTCGCGGCCGACAGCAGCGGTGTCAGGCCGCCGTTCTGCGTGCCGTAGACGGCCTGGGTGACCGTGGTCGAGGCCGCACCACCGATGTCGATGTCGATCGAGTGGCGCCCGTCGGGCAGGCCGGTCGTCTTGTCGACCGACACGATCTCGATCAGGTGGTGGGTGTTGGCCTGGCGCGTGGCGCCCGACTGCACGCCGGCCATCACGCGGAACGGGATCGTGAACGATTCCTTCGAGAGCAACTCGGCGAAGCCACCGGCGGTGGTGCCCGAGGCGATCGTGAGCACGCCGGCGCTGTTGGTGGCCGTGACACCGCCCGAGGTGGTGACGTCCCAGTTGTCGGTGAGCGCGCTGGTGAAGCTGTCGCGCCACTTCTTCTGCACCGAGCTCACCAGGCCCGAGCCGTCCACGCCGCGCCACAGGGACTTGCGGCCGGTGCCGCGGGGGTCGGAGGTCTCTTCGAGGATGACGGTGGTCATGGTGGCCTGCGAGCGTTGGGTGTCAGATCAGGTCGAGCGGGCCGACCGACTTCGTCTTGCCGAGTTCCGACAGCGCGACGGGCGCGCTGTCAGCCGACTTCGGCTTCTTGGCCTTGTCGGCCGGGGCCGTGGAGGCGCCCGAAGGCACCTCCACGAACCAGGCGCCCTTGGTGCCAGCAGGCACCTCGAGCACCTCTCCGACGCGGCGACGCACGCCGCCAAAGAACGCTGGTTGCGTGACCTTGACTTTCATGCGTCACCCTTCGCGTCAGAGCTGGAACGGCGCGTCGTAGGCCTTCCAGGCACGCGGCGTCGGCGTCAGGAACGCGTCGATCGTGCCGCCCGTGACGGCCGCCGTGCCGGTGACCTGCTGCACGCCGAGGAAACGCTCGTACACGACGCCCTCGATCGGCAGCGCGAACACGCCGAGCACCGTTCCCGGGGCCAGGGTCGTGGTCGCCGTGCCGGTGCCGGTGGCGAAGGCGCGGGTCTGCAGGTGAATGGACTGCGTGCCGTTGGTGGCAAGCGCCGCGGCGTCGTCGGAGGCCAGTTGGAACTGGACCGTGCCGGCCGAGCCCGCCGCGATGCCGGTGGCGCCCACCTGCAGCACGAGGTAGAGCTGGTCGCCCGGCTCGCCGATGCCACGGCCGGCAAGGCCCAGGTCGATCTGGTCGGCCAGGTTGTAGGTGCCTGCGGCGCCCGTGTTGAGGGCCTGGTTGTCGCAGAACTCGGTGCGTTCGTCGAGAATCATGGTGAGGGTTCCTTTCGTGTCAGAGTGCTGCGGGTCAGACCACGCGGGCCTCGGTGTTGAGCAGCGCGTCGGTGCGCATCACCGGGATCTCGTCGAAGGTGAGCACGCGCTTGCCGGCCACCGACTCGAAGGTCAGGTTGCTGGCGACCTTCTCCAGGATGCCCAGGCGCAGCTTCTCGCGGATGTTGCGGTTCACGTAGAACGCGGCCCGCCCGGCGCCGAACGACGGGATGCGCTCGGCAGCCTGGATCATCCAGTTGATCAGGTTCTTCGTGTTGGCGACCGTGTTGAGGTCGGACACGTCGACGTTGGCGATGCGCACGATGTAGCGCCAGTCGCGCACCGTGAGACCGCAGTCCCAGCGGTAGTGGCTGCGGTACATCTGGGCGCGGCCGCTGTTGCCGTCGACGTTCTCGACCGTCACCTCGCCGAGGTCACGCATCTGCACGCCGCCGGTGCTGCCCTTCGGGTAGATGCCGTGGCAGGTGTTGGGGCCCCACACGATCAGCCAGATCGAGGTGTTGTCCGAGCCCGCGCCGGTGGCGTCGATGATGTTGTCGGCGTTCTGCGACGACAGCGAGTTGAAGCGCGGCGCGAAGCCGGTGAACGCCTCGGGCTCGGTGCCTTCGTTGCCGTAGAACAGCGTCTGCGCCATCTCCTGGCTCATGGCCTCGATGAAGGCCTTGTCCTCGGAGAGGCGGAACGCGGCGGCGTTGCCGTTCAGGTCGGCCAGGGCCTTGTCGACCTCGGCGTAGGCCTCGAGCATGCCGCACGAGTCGGTGACCTGCGCGGTCGTGCTCTTGGACGGCTGCACGCCGCCGTAGAGCTTGCGCCACGTCACGGACGGCAGGCCCGTGCGCACGGTCGTCTTGTGACCGGTGGGCAGGTTGCCTTCCATGAACGTCATGTCGTTCAGGATGGGGTTGGTGGCGGCCAGCATCTCGACGATCTTGTCGACGTTGAGGCTGGGATCGAGTCGCGAGGCGACGTCGATCAGGGTCGGGTTGTTCGCGGACAAGGCGGGCATGATGGGTTCCTTACTTCATGGAGGGAAACAGACTCTTGGCGAGGTCGCTCTCGGTCGCGGGGCTCTTCGGAGCGCCACGCACGAACCCGTCCTCGCTGATCGCTTTGCCGATCTTGAAGGCCAGCTTCACCAGCTCGGGGTGGTTGCCCATCCCGGTGCTGTTGAGCAGCTCCTTCAATTCCGGCGTGCCGAACTGATCGAGCGCCTTGCGGGCCACGGCCAGGTTCTCCTGGAGCTTGTCGCCCCCGATCTCCTTGTCGTTCTTGACCTGCTCGGCCCACGACTCGACCAGCGCCGTGTGAGCCTGCTGCTGGGCCTGGATGCGCTTGACCTCCAGGTCCACCAGCTTCTTCGCCGCATCCCCCGGGAGCTTCAGCTCCTTGGCGATCGCGACGAACTCGTCGGTGCTGCTCTTGTCGAGCTCGATGCCGTCTGGCATCTCGAACGCGTAGTCGGGCTCGGGCTTCGGCTGCGGTTGCGCCGGTGCCGCGGGTGCGCCGCTCTGCACGCTCGTCTGACCAGGGTCGCCCCCGGTCGCTGCTGGCTGTTCCCCGGGGGTCGTGGTCGGTGTCCCGGTTCCCTGCGCGTCGTCACTCAACTCGGTACTCCTTGAGGAGTTTCACGTAGCTCTCGGGCGCGATTTCGAGGATCTCTGCCATGAGGTACAGACCGAGGTGACGCTTGCCTTCGTTGAAGGCCATCACACTGCCGCTGTGGTTGAACGACGTGCGATGCACCCCAGACTCCTCAAGCAGACGGCTCACGATGCGCCGCCCTTGAGCGTGGGCCATCAGCCACTTGAAGTCTTCGACCTGCTGCTTGCGCTTGAGGGCTTTGGTCGCCTGGGCGGCCTGCTCCGCGTGCTCGTCAACGGGTTCGATGGGATCTCGCATGACTGATGGCGCGGATGGTAGGCGCGCGCCTGGCGCACACGGACACGGGGGCTAGGTCGTCACATGCGACAACCCAATCAGTTGATTGGGTAGGTGATGGCGCAAGCGCCGATGCCTTTGCCGTTTGCGGCGGTGAAAGCTCCACCCGAGATGACCGCAGAGCTCAGGGTAATGACACCCGACGAGTCGATGGCCGCCGTGCCAACCGACCATGCACCGTTGTTCTGGATGGGGACCAGCACGGTCTGAGTGTTGATAGGCCGCGCCAGCGCTGGCAGGCCGGTAATTGTGCAGGCCGTGGTGTTGCTGGTGCCGTTGATGAGTTGCGCCCAGATGGTCACCACGCCGTTGGCAATCTGATATTTCCACCCTGCAGTCGGGGTCGTGGTGCAGCCGGTCAGGGTCGCCGTGAAGGCCGCGTCGTCAGTCCATGTCAGAGAGGTGTTGCTCCCGGCGTTGCTGACCGTATAGATGCCATCGTTGAGGTAGCGGCGATTGGCAGTCAGAGAGGTGTACTGCGCGTCGCTTCGCACGACGATAGCGTTACTGCTGCCATCCGCGCTCAGGCAGATGTTGTCGCGCACAATGGTGTGCTTGACACCAGCGCCGCTGCCGGCGCCAACCAGGATCGAAGGCACACCCGACGCCCCACCGGCCATGTAGTTGTTGACCACCTGGTTGCCGATGCAGATGCCCGTGCCTCCGCGCAGGTAGACGTAGGCCGTCATGCCGGTGACGCTGGCCTCGAAGCGGTTGGCCTGGACGATGGTGCCGTCGGCGCCCTCTAGGTCGACAAACGCGACGGTGCCCGCGCGCCCCGAGTCCTCGAACTCGTTGTTGATCACCTGATTTCCGTCGGTGTTCCAGGCAACGTCACGCAGATGGATGCCGCGCAAGTTGCCGCGGAAACTGTTGCTATGCACGAAGTTGCCATTGAACTCCTGCACCCCCAACAGCCCGACCCCGTTCTGCTCAACGTCGCATCGAGTCAACGTGCCGTAGAAGACGCTGGTGCCACGCACCCCAGCGGTAGAAAACCCCCGGACGTGGCAGGAAATAATCTGCCAAAAATGCGAGACGAATGGCAGATCAATGCCAATCGCGCCGGTAGTTGTCGTGAGGCGCAGGCTCTCGATGGAGCAGTACGCCTTGCCATTGAAGTTCACCGCCGTGCCGGCGCCGGTGTAGGACAGCACCGAGGCGTCGCCGATCCCAACGATGCGCGTGCCCGCCGCGGGCATGTTCAGCGTCGATCCGAAAAGCACCGTGCCGCGAGGTAGCACAAGTGTCCCGCCCGACGACAGAGACGCCAATGCCGCAGCCAACGAAGAAGAGTTGTCGGTCAGGCCGTCGGCTACAACGCCAAAATCCGATGCGCTGACGATGTCGTTCAGCTTGACCTTGTTCTTGAGTGCCTTGCTCATCGCTTACTCCACCATCGAGGGGCTCGGTGAGCTGTAGCCCTGCAGCATGCCCATCACGTCGCGGAGCTGGTCGGTGTTGATCTCGCTCGCAGTCTTCGCGCTCTCCACCACCTGCGGGGCGGTGGCGGCCGACTGCGCGGCCTGCTGGGCCTGGGCGCGCGCGGCGCGCACCGCGGCCACGTCCTGGTCGCTCACGATCAGCGCCGGGTTGACCCCGAACGCGTTGGCCATGTCGTCGACCACCTGGTCGAAGTTGAGCTTGTCGAGGATGTCGGGCTTCACCGGCGCCAGGTTCACGGCCGTCGACAGCAGCCGCTCCATGCCGTTCACCGCCACCGCGCGCTGCGCCTGGGCCAGCACGCTGATGAACTCGATCTCCAGGTTCACGCCCTGGATCTCGGGCGGCGCCGGCGGCAGGATGCCCGCCTCGGAGCAGCGCTCGAACGTGATGTCGACCAGTGGCGAGAGCAGCTCGTTGTGGATGCGCTCGAGCACGGGCCCGAGCATGAGCAGCTTCTCCTCGTGGCGCTCGGCCACCTCGGTCGCGGTCATGCGGCCGTTGGCGGGCTGCTGCGCCAGCATCAGGAACAGGTCGGCGTAGTAGGCCTGGCGGATGCGATCGCGCGTGTCGCGGATCGAGTCCATCAGGAAGTCCAGGCGCAGGTTGACGTCGAACGCCGAGCGCACGCCGCCCCCGGGCGACATCGCATCGACGTACATCACCCCGCCCGGCAGGCGCGACTGCGCCGCGTCCTTGTAGGCCGTGGGCACCTGCAGCGGCGGGTTGACCTGGTACTCGATCGCCTGCGCCTTGCGCTGCTGCTCGAACTGCAACTGCTTGACGTCGCCGAGCGCCTCCATGCCGGGCGAGCGGCCGTAGATGTCGTTGCCCGTGACCGTCCAGCGCGGGGCCAGCACGGGGAAGCGCTTGAACCCGCTCTCGCTAAGGTACTTGTCGAAGGCCTCCTTGCCGGGCTCGAAGTAGCACGACTCCCAGGCCATGTTGCGCGCGTCGCGCTTGCCCGGCTCGCGGTTGCGCCGCGGCTGGATCAGGTGCACCACGTCGACCCACACGTCGTAGGCGCCGCGGTCGTAGAGGTTGCGCACTGCGCGCGAGCACGACTGCTTGCCGAACTGGCCGACCATCTGGCCGACCGTCATCTTCATCTCGCGCGCCAGCGTGTCCACCCGGCCGCGGTTGTCGTGGGCGAGGTAGTACTCGCCGACCGTCATCGGGTAGTGGTGCACGACGTTGTCGAAGTCGGGCAGCACCACGTCGGCCCAGGTGCCGAACGCACCGAGCTCCTCGTAGCACGAGTGCAGCGTGTTGTACGTGTTGCTCGCGGCGAACACCGCGCGCATGAGCTCGGTCACGTCGTACAGCCACTGCTTGACCGGGCCGAACTCCATGAGCGCCTTGTCGGCCAGGCCCAGGCGGAACCAGGGACGGGCCGGGCTCGTCACGCCCGACATCATGCCGGCGGCCAGCGTGCGCACCGCGAACACCGCGGTGTTGTCGTAGATGAGCTGGTTCTTCTTCTTGCCCTCGTTCGTGTCGGCCGTCAGGAACCGGCCGGCGCGCGGGAACTGGTACTGCGCGATCTGCAGCCAGTGGTTGTCCCAGCTCGAGCGCTCGGCCTTGAGCGCGGCCAGGCGCGCGAGCTTGCGATTGATGTCGCTGCCGGCGCCGCCGTAGGTCTCAGCCGCCTCGGGCCCGAGGGAGTACATCGATCAGCCGCCCAGCAGCGAGGTGCCACCCGTGTTCAGCGAGCTCGCCGCCACGCCCGACGGGCCGGTCAGCATCGTGCCGCCACCCATGCCGGCGGTGCGCCGCGCGCGGCGCTGCGCCATCGAGTCGGGCTGCTTGACCTCCTGCGGAGGCGGGGGCGGCGGGGGCATCGAGGGGGTGGACATGCACATGGGGTTCAGCGCTCCATTGCGAGCAGGGTGTCATAGCGCCCGGGCAGGCCTCGCGTCGGCCCGCCGTCGCGCGCAGGCGCGTCGCTGCCGCCACCGCCGAGCATGGTCGAGCGCGAGCGGCCACCGGCCACGCGCCGGGCCCCGGGCTGCACGCTTGAGCCGGTGCGCAGGGAACCGCCGACACCAGCGGGCGTGCTGGCGGCGATGGAGGTCTCCTGGCTCGAGCCCACGGCACACATGCGCGGCATTGTGCGCACGGGCCGCCGGCCCACGGACACGGCGGCTACATGCGGCCGAGCGGGTCGAAGTTGGTCACGCTGCTGGCCGTGTGAGACTGCATCTCGATGTAGCGCAGCGCCGGCACCTTGGGCGTCGGGATCGCAGCCAGGATCACCGCGCTCGCCCGGTCAGGCGAGCGGCCGACGCGGTCGATGATGTCCTCGCGGCTCTCGACCTTGATCGTCATCCCCGACATCTCCCAGCGCGGCGCGCACAGCTCCTTGGCCAGCTCGGGGTCAGGCGGCAAGCACACGGCCGCGTTCGACTCCGGGTCCAGCAGCTCGCGGAACTTCCACCACAACTGGCTGCGCAGGTTGAAGAACGTGAGCCGGCCCGACTTGTCGGTTGTGGTCGCCTTCTCCGACACGTTGATGCCGTAGACCGGCTGGCTGGCCTTGTTCAGCACGTCGTAGGGGCTCGCGCCCACGCCGATCACGTCGATGTGGATCGGCGCATGGTCGCGGTGCTGCGCGATCACCAGGCCGGCCACGACGTGCCCGTCGGGCGTCTCCTTGCCCGGGTGCATCTGCAGGCGGTCGTACCAGTGCTCGGTCTCCTCGGTCTTGTGCCGCGGCGCCAGGACCGTGTTGTCCTTGCCGCCGCGCGCGACGTCGACGCCGAGCGCCATCATCTCGCCCTTGCGCAGGCGCTCGCGCCAGCGAGCCTGGGCCAACTCCACCCAGCGCGTCGGGATCACCTGCCACGGGTCATCGCCCACGCCGGCCTGGAAGTCGCCGAGCAGCATCTGGCTGCGCAGGGGCTCGGGCAGGGCCTGTAGCTGCTGCATGTAGCCCGTCGACACCAGGAACGGGTTGTCGGTGATGCGGCTCGGGATGAACGTGCGCGACTCTGGCCGGATGATCTGCTCGGGCAGGTAGTCCTCGGGCCGGAAGTCGTAGACGCGCTGCGAGCCGTTCAGCACGAACGGCCGCGCGTCGTCGTCATCGACCCACACGTCCTTGCCGGTCTCGGGGTCGACGTACACGTAGCGCAGCGCGCCCGGCGCCGTCGGGTAGAGCGCGTGCTTCGTGTCCAGCCAGGGCGCGAAGAAGTCGATCACCCAGCGGCCCTCGGCCGTGGTCGGCGGGTTGAACGTGAGCAGCGTGCGCGTGCGCTGGCCGGGCCGCGTGGTGCGCACCCAGCCCTTCACGAAGCGCACCTGCTGCTCGAGGAAGTTGGCCGCCTCGTCGATGACCAGCAGGTCCTTGGGCCGGCCCTGGTACTTGGTCTCGTCGCCCAGGTTGGGCATCGAGTTGAACTCGATCTGTCGCTCGCCGTCGCCGTACACCGGCGGGTTACCCGTCACGAGCTGCGGGCTCACGAGCTCCTTGAGCCGGTCGGTGATGCCCTTGAGCTGCGGGCCCTCACGACGGAACACTTGCGCGCGGTGGTGCTGCGTGAGCGCCAGGCCGATGGCCAGGTCGGTCTTGCCGCCGCCGGCCGCACCACCGAACCCGATCACGTCGGCCAGGCTCTCGTAGGCCATGGTCTGCGGGCCCGGCAACGGGCGCCACGGGCGCTGCTTGAGATCGGCCTCCAGCAGGTCGGTCAACTCGGCCCGCTCCTTCTCGGTCAGGAACGGCAAGACCGCGCGAACTTCGGCGGGGGTCACACCAGGTCGGCGATGTCGATGGTCGACTGCTTGCGGGCCTGCGCCAACGCCACGAGCTGGGCGATGCGGGCCGCGCGCGCCGTGTCGTCGACCTCCAGGCGCGCCGGCCCGCCGTCGGCGCCCGTGAGCTCGGTGCGGTCAGCAAACACCCGTTTGCGCCGGCCCTTGAGCAGCAGCGCCAGCAGCGAGTCGCTGTAGACCGTGCGCGTGCCGATGAGCTGGCCGCCCTGGTAGACCGGCTCCTCCACGCCCTCGATCGCTCGGCGCCGGGCCTCGCGCTCGAGCTTGTCGGCCGCCATGTCGATGGCCTCGTCGCAGGCCGCGTTGAACTCGGGGTCACTCTGCCGGCGGCGCCACACGTTCGAGCGGTCCACGCCAGCGGCCGCGGCCGCATCGGTCAGGATGCCGGTCTCGGCCAGGTGCGCCAGGAACGCGTCGGTCCAGAGTTGTCGGAGGTTACCCATCGTCGCGACTCTACGAGCGCCCGCCGCGGTCACGGACACGCACCCAGCCCGCGGCCAGTTGCCCGCGGCGCAGGCCGTGCACGATCTTCCAGACGCAGCCCTTGCTCACCTCCATCTTGCGGGCGATCTCGCCCAGGCTCAGGCCCTCCTCGCGCAGCCGGTGCACCAGCTCGACCTCGTGGTCGGTGAGCACCGCGCCAGGGTGATCCTGGCCAATGCGCCGGCGCTCGTCGTTGACTGCGACCATGCGATTTTTCGCAGCTTTCTGCACACCTGTCATGGGCCAGCCCTTTCCGCACTCAACGTGCAATTTCTTTCAAACACGATGCGTTGCGATGACCCACCAGTCCGCAAAAAATCCCACGGACCGTTGCACCACTGCACCGCCCCTAAAGGGGCGCGGTGCAGACGGTGCAAGCAACCGGCCCTCCGCACCATGCACCGCGATGCACGGTGCAGTCGTGGTGCATGTGGTGCATCGCACATTTGCTTTTTTCCGCACATTCAAACGACCGTCAGGCAGCCGTCTTCGATCCAGAACGGCGCGCTGTCACCCCTGGTGAGCGACTCCAACGCGCGCTTGACGTGCTGCTTTCGCGTGTCGCGCTTGCCCTGGTCGGGCTCGGCCAGGCGCCTGATCGACTCCTTGATCACCGCCTCGAGCTCGATTCCCGAGCTCTGCGCCTCGCCCATTTCCATGACCACCGCGTGCACCACGGTCTCCACCGGGCCCATCTTTCGGGCCACCGTGCCCACCTTGAGCTCGGCCTCGGCCACCACGCAGGAGGTGATGGGGTCCAGGTCCTCGTCGACGCCGAGCTGGACGATCTGCAGCTCGAACCCCCACTGCAGGCCGTCCTCGCCGTCCTTGTTCTTGGACAGGCGCAGCGAGCGCTGGCCGGTGGCGTCGTCGCGCAGCACCTCGATCTCGGCATCGGCCGCGGCGCGCAGGCCCGACCAGCCGCGCGCGCCCTTGGCCTGGTCCTTGCCGCTGTGGTGAATCAGGATCACGAGCGCGCCGGTCTTCTCGTGAATGCGCCGGCAGTGGCCGAGCGCGCGGCCCATGTCCTCGCCCGCGTTCTCGTTGCCGCCGGGCATGGTCTGGGCCAGCGTGTCGACCACGATCACCTCGGCCCCGCCCCAGGCCTGCACGCCCACCACCAGGTCGGCCGCGTCCTTGACCTCGAGCAGGTTGGGCGCGCCGTTGAGCACCGACATGGGCACTGTGCTCAGGTCCACGCCCTGGTGCTGCGCGTAGGCCGCCAAGCGCTTCCTGAACCCGTCCGCGCCCTCGGCAGCGATGTAGGCCACCCTGCCCTGGCGCACCTTGCGATCGCGCCACGTGGTGCCGCGCGCGATGGCCAGGACCATGTCGAGCACGGCGAAGCTCTTGCCGCTGCCGCTGGCCCCGTAGACCACCGCCAGCCCCGCCTGGGGCAGCACGCCCTTGACGATCCAGGCGCTGGCCGTGGCGCTCGCGAACGTGTGCACCGGCTGGAACTCGAAGCGCGGGGCCTTGGGCTCGGCGTCGGGCTCGGGCGATGCGCCCGGCCCCTGCATCTGCCCCTGGTCGACCAGCGCGTCGAACTCCTCGGCCGTGGCCGGGCCCGCATCGAGCGGGCGGCCGAGCATCTTGCCGATCGAGCGCATCGTCACCGGCTCGTGGCCCGGGCGGTGGCGGCCGAACGTTCGCCAGTGGGTCATCAGGTTGTCGCTGCCGCGGTACTTGGCGCCGCGGCTGGACCACTCGTCCCAGAGCTGGAAGCCCTCGGGCCCGAGCTCGTGGTGCAGCGCCATGCCCACGCGCAGCCAGTGCTCGAAGCCCAGGTCAGCGTCGAGCTCGGAGATCGCTGCGCGGCAGCGCTCGACGGTGAGGCCCAGCCGCTCGGTGCTGCCCGGCTCGCGCTCGGTGTCGCGATGGCCGAAGCGTCGGTTGACCTCGGCGACGACGTGGTCGTTGAGCGGGGCGATCGTGTTGTCGGTGCCCACGAGCTCGACGAGCTCGAGCACGTTGCCGGTCCAGGTGACGAAGCCCTTGTCGCTGAAGGTCTCGAAGCCCCAGCGGCTTGAGGTGCTGGGCGACTTGGCGTTCGCGATGCGCCCGCGGTAGACCGCGTGCACGCCGGTGCCACTGGGTGAGAGCTCGGCGTAGGTGTCTGAGACCATCGCCAGCACCTCGGCATCGACCTGGTCGCCGCTCACGCAGTGGTCGAAGTCGAGCACCGTGACGTTGAACTCGGGCATGAGCGCCAGGCCCACGCCGTCGAAGCCCCGGCGCGCGGCGGCCGTGCGCGCGGCCTCGAACGTGGTGAGCTTGGCCCGGTCGGTGGAGCTGCCGTTCTGCCCGGTGCGGCGCTCGCCGCTGGCGTAGAACGGGATCTTGCGCGCCTTGCCCTGCTCGTCCTCCTCGAGCCGCCACATCAGCCAGCCGGGCAAGTCCTTGAGCTCGTCGGGAGCGGTGAGTTGGCGCACGTGGGGGGTGATGCGTGTCACGGCGCTCATCGCTCAGTCGGCCGTGCCGCCCTCGGTCTCGGCGAGCATCTCGCCGGTCACGATCGGGAACTCGCTGGCGATCGCCCGGGCGCCGAGGCACTTGTGCGCGTACTCGCAGGCGCGGCAGGCCGGCACGAGGTCGGTGCGGTAGACCACCGGCAGCCGGGCCTTGGAGGCCTTGGCCATGGCGCGCGTCTCGCGCTCGATGGCGCTGCCGAGCTCGGCGCTGCAGATCCGAAAGCCCCCGGAGAGCTGGTAGAGGTACTGCCGGCTGGTGCCGGCGCGCTCGGCCAGCAGCTCCTGCTCGTCGGGCGTGGCCGCCCGCATCCACAACTTCAGACTGTTCATGCTTTTCGTGAGGGATATTGCGTTCCGTCACTGTAGCAGACAGTAAAGGCTTTACATCAAGTGTTTCTTCGTGTCAGGCTACCGAGCGCCTCGTTGTGGGGCTGGCGGTCTATCATTTGCTGCAATGAGGACGATCTACGACATCCGTCGCGACAACCTGCGCACCCTGATGGGCCAGTGGGGCGGGCCGACGTCGCTGTCGAGGAAGCTGGGCCACTCCAACGGCAGCTACATCGCCCAGATCGCCGGGCCCAACCCCTCCCGCCAGATCAGCGAGAAGGTGGCGCGCGAGATCGAGGCCAAGCTCGAGCTGCCCCTGGGCTGGATGGACCAGGAGCACGCGCCGGTGCCAGACGCGCTGGACGACCAGGGCCTGACCGAGTGCGTGACGGCGGTGGCCACTGTGCTGCGTGACACATCTCTCAGACCGACACCGGCAGCCTACGCACAGCTCGTGTCCCTCGCCTACGATCGGTTCAAGCTGACAGGACGCATCGACGAGCCGTTCCTGCAGCGGCTGGTGTCGTTACTACCCAAGGAGGAAAAATGAGAAACGTCGAAATTGAACAGCGCATCAAGTACTTAGTTGAGCACGGCGGCTTGTGGGATGACCCGCTCGCGGACATACGAAAACAGCTCCGGCTGCAGCGCATGCTCACCGGCGTGCTGGCCCTGGCCCTGGTGATCGACCTGATCGTGACCCTGTCGCGCTGAACGCCTTGCCCGGATAAAACCCCACGAGCCGGTGGGGTTTTTTGTTGCCGATGCCTTTAGCATTTGCTACAGTCGAAGCCATCGACAACGCAACCGGAGCACGACATGGCAGCCAAGCTCACCAAGACCCAGCAGCGCCTTCTGGAGCAGGCCAAGCGCCACGGTGGCGACTACTCGATTGAGACCGGCTCGGGGCGTGGAGCCAAGGGCGGCCGCATCTCTTACGGTGACCGCGAGCGTGCTGCGCTCTTTGCCCTGGAAGCCGCCGGCCTCGTGCGCATCACGTGGCGCCAGGGCAGCAACTGGTTCACCGGCAACGGCAACAGTGTCTACGGCACCGTGTTCGCTTACGAGATCGTCCAGTGATCGACATCGCAACCGGAGCAACGACATGAGCACCACCAAGATCACCATCAAGGGTCGCAAGTTGTACCGCGGCACTGCAGTCGTCGGCGAAATCACCGGCTGGCGCCAGATGACGGCCAAGTGGGGCGCCACCGGCCCGGGCTACGGCTTCAAGCTGATCAACGGTCGCGAGTGCGAGCCCTGCTATGCGTACTTCGACGAGACGGTCAAGGCCGCCAAGCGCGAGGCAGCGATGCTGCCGGCGATGCCCACTGACGACCAGTTCCTCGCCGCCCTCGGCCCTTGCGGCAAGTAACCCTACCAGGAGCCCACCATGCCCCGCTTCCAGTTCGCCCCCGGCCAGCGCGTCGCCTTCTCGCCGTCGGTCCTGCGCCTGGCCTACGACCAGCTCGAGGCGGCCCGCGCTCGCGGCACCGTGGTCGACGTGCGCGGAGGCATCGTCGCCGTTGACTTCCACGGCACCTGGGTGCAGGACGCGCTCACCGGCAGCAGCGTGCGCCGCATCCCGGCCGGCAACCTGACCCCCGTCCTGGCCGACGGCGTCGTCTTCTCCGACTGACCCTGCGCACACGTGCGTAAGGCCAACCCTTGCCCTATGCTGTAGCATCCGCTACAGTCCACACTCCGCAACTGCTAAAGGAGGAATCCCGTGATCTCCGTATCGTTCAACTTCTCCGACGTCGCGCAAGCCGCGGCGCTGTTCGCCAAGCTCGCCGGCACCGAGCTGGCGAGCGCCACGGTGGTGGGCCCGGCCCCCGCGCCGGCGGTCGCGGCTCCCGCCCCAAAGCCCCAGAAGCCGGCCAAGGCCGCGAGCCCGGCGCCTGTCGCCGAGCCGGTGGCTGCCCCGGCCCCGGCTACTGCGCCGCCCGTGGAGGCCCCAGCCCCGGCCGCTGCGCCCGCCGCTCCTGAGCCCGCGGCCGCGCCCGGCGTCGACTACCCGACGCTGCAGAAGGCGGTGCTCGCGCTCTACGCCAAGGACCGCGGCGCCGCCCAGGCGATCGCCACCGGCATGGGTTTCGCCAGCTACAAGGTGATGCCCCCGGAGAAGTGGGCCGAGGCGCTCGAGCTCGTCAACGGTGCGCTGGGGGCCTGATCGTGGAGCACGCCCGCATCTTCTCCGCGAGTCAGCTCGACCGGCTCTTCGCCTGCCCGGGCAGCGCCGTGCTCACCGTCGAGATCCCGCGCACTTCCACCCAGTACAGCGCCTGGGGCACGGCCTGCCACGCCGTGGCGGCCGAAGCCCTGGCCGACGGCGACAAGGTCTACGCCGAGCTGCTCGGCACCAAGATCACCGCCGACGACTTCGAGTTCGACGTCGACGCCGAGATGGTCGAGGTGGCCCGCGTGTACACCGACTACGTGCGCGACGTGGCCGGGCCCGACGGCACGATCCTGGTCGAGCAGCGCGTCGAATTCGGCCCGCACGTGGGCCTGCCGCCCGAGCACGAGGGCTTCGGCACCGCCGACGCGCTCGTGATCCGCGGCTCCGAGCTCATCGTCGTCGACCTCAAGACAGGCCGTGGCGTCGAGGTCGACGCCGACAGCTCGCAGCTAAAGGCCTACGCGATCGGCTGCCTGACGATCGCCGAGGAGGTCGCCGACATCGAGCGCGTGCGCCTGGTGATCGTGCAGCCGCGCAACGGCGGCGTGAAGGAGCACGACCTGTGGGTCGACGACCTGCGCGCCTGGGCCCGCGAGCAGGCCGCGCCCGCCTGCCGGCGCGTGCTCCAGGCCGTGGCCGACTTCAGCGTCGGGCATCTGAACCCTGGCGAGGAGCAGTGCCGGTTCTGCCCGGCCAAGGCCACGTGCCCGGCCCTGCGCGACGCGGTGGCCGACACCGTGCTCGGCACCACGCCGGCCAGCCCCGACGAGTTTGCCGAGGCCTACGTGAGCGCGCCCGACGAGCACACGCCCGAGGACTGGCTCGCCGCGGCCCTGGCGCGCGTCGACCTGATCGAGGACTGGTGCGCCGCCGTGCGCGCCGAGGCGCACCGCCGCCTGGCCGACGGCCTGCCGGTGCCGGGCTTCAAGCTTGTGCCGGGCAAGCGCGGTGCACGCGCCTGGACCGATGCGACGGCCGCCGAGGAGCTGCTGCGCAAGAAGTTCCGCCTGACCACCGAGCAGGCCTACGACCTCAAGCTGATCTCGCCCACCAGCGCCGAGAAGCTGGCCAAGGCCGGCGCGCTTGGGCCCCGCCAGTGGGCCAGCCTGCAGGAGCTGGTGTACCAGCCCTCGGGCAAGCCCAACGTCGCCCCCGATTCCGATCCCCGTCCCGCCATCGTCGTCCGCGCGGTGGCCGAGGAATTCCCCACCGTCGCGGCATCCCCCACCACCTGAAAGGAGCCACAACATGGCAACCCCTGCTTCCTCCCCCGCCGGCCGCCTGATGCTGCGCAACGTGCGCCTGGCCTTCCCGTCCCTGTTCGAGCCCTCCAGCTACGGCGAGGGTGAGCCCGCCTACAGCGCCACGCTGATCATGGACCCGCAGCAGGCCGAGGTCGTCGACAAGGCCCTGGCCGCCGTCGCCCGCGAGAAGTGGGGCGCCAAGGGCGACGCCCAGCTCAAGGCCCTGCGCGCCACCGGCAAGGTCTGCCTGCGCGACGGCGACGAGAAGCCCGACTACGACGGGTTCGCCGGCATGATGTTCGTGGCCGCCCGCTCGAAGACCCGGCCCACGGTCGTCGACGGCCAGCGCCAGCCCATCACCGAGCGCGACGGGCGCATCTACGCCGGCTGCTACGTCAACGCCAGCGTCGAGGTCTGGGCCCAGGACAACGCCTACGGCAAGCGCGTCAACGCCACGCTGCGCGGCATCCAGTTCGTGCGCGACGGCGAGGCCTTCGGCGGTGGCCGCCCGGCCGCGGCCGACGAGTTCGACGAGCTCGAGGAATCCGAACTGGTCTGACAGTCACGGGGCGGCGCCTCTGGGAGTACCCGGGGGAGATCCCGCCGCCCCACCACACACGCGGGTCGCACCTATACCTCCTCCCCTCGGCTGGCCCCCGAAGGACCACGCCCCGGCATCGGCGCCGCTCCTACCCGCCGCAGTTCACAGGAGCGGCGCCTAGCACGGCGCGGTGCGACGCAAGCTGATAGCGCCGATGCCGGGGAATCGGGCCACGGAACACCATGAGCAAGCCCGTCGTCATCTTCGACACCGAGGTCTTCCGGGACTACTTCCTGGCCTCGTTCCTGGACCATGCCACGGGCGCGGTGCTGGAGATCGAGACGCACCCGGACCAGCCGCTCGACGTCGACGCGCTCAAGGCCGCGATGCGCGGCAAGACGCTGGTCGGGTTCAACAGCGCCAACTTCGACCTGCCGGTGCTCGCGGTGGCGCTGGCCACGGGTGACACCGAGCGCATCCACAAGGCCGCCCAGGCCATCATCGGCCGCGGCTACAAGGGCTGGCAGTTCGAGCAGGCCTGGGGCATCCGGCTGCCGCGCGTGGACCACATCGACCTGATCGAGGTCGCGCCGGGCATTGCCGGCCTCAAGACCTACGGCGGCCGGCTGCACTGCCGGCGCCTGCAGGACCTGCCGCACGATCCGCAGGCGAGCATCAGCCCTGCCGACCGCGCCCGCCTGAGAGAGTATTGTCGGAACGACCTCGGCCTCACGGATACGCTGTACCGGCGCCTGCTGCCGCAGATCGAGCTGCGCGAGAGGATGTCGGCCGAGTACGACCTGGACCTGCGCAGCAAGAGCGACGCGCAGATCGCCGAGGCGGTGCTTGCGCACCAGGTCACGCTGCTCACAGGCAAGCCCATCGTGCGCCAGGCCATCGAGCCCGGCACCAGCTACCACTACCGCGCCCCGCGCTGGGTGCAGTTCCGATCGCTGGAGCTCGTGGACAAGCTCGCCGCCATTGAGGCTGCCGACTTCGTCGTGCAGGACAGCGGCGGCGTGGCCGAGCCCGAGGCCCTGGCCGGGCAGGAGGTGACGATCGGCGCCGGCGTCTACCGGCTGGGCATCGGCGGCCTGCACTCGAGCGAGACGGCCCAGGCGGTGGAGGCCGACGAGGAGCACGTGCTCGTCGACCGCGACGTCGCGAGCTACTACCCGTCGATCATCCTGCGCCTGGGCCTGGCGCCGCGCGCCATGGGCCCAGCGTTCCTGACGGCCTACAAGACGATCGTCGAGCGGCGCCTGGCGGCCAAGGCTGCGGGCGACAAGGTCACCGCCGACGCGCTCAAGATCACGATCAACGGCAGCTTCGGCAAGCTCGGCAGCAAGTGGAGCAAGCTCTACTCGCCCGACCTGCTGATCCAGACCACCGTCACGGGCCAGCTCGCGCTGCTGATGCTGATCGAGGATCTCGAGGCCGAGGGCATCCGGGTCGTGAGCGCCAACACCGACGGCATCGTGATCCGCGCGCACCGCGGTGACCTGGGCGTGATGGGCGAGACGATTCGCCGCTGGGAGAAGCGCACCGGGTTCGAGACCGAGGAGTCGCCCTACCGTGCCATCTACAGCCGCGACGTCAACAACTACATCGCGCTCAAGCCCGACGGCGGCGTGAAGCTCAAGGGCGCCTACGCGCAGGAGTCGCTTGCCAAGAACCCGACCAACGCCGTGGCCATCGAGGCCGCGGTGCGCTGGCTGCGTGACGGCACGCCCGTCGACGAGACGATCCGAGCCTGCACCGACGTGAGGAAGCTCGTCACCGTGCGCACTGTCAAGGGCGGCGCCGTCGACCAGGGCGGCCAGTACCTGGGCAAGACCGTGCGCTGGTACTACGCGCGCGGCGTCGAGGGCTCGCTGTTTTACCGGCTCAACGGCTACACCGTGCCGCGCAGCAAGGGCGCGAGGCCGCTGATGGAGCTGCCGGTCGACGTGCCCGCCGACGTCGACCACGACTGGTACGAGCGCGAGGCGCTGCAGATCCTGGCCGACGTGGGGGCAGCCGGTGCGCTGATATAGGGTTTTCCCTTGCTGTATGCTTTAGCGTTTGCTACACAATCGCACCATGGATGCTAAACCCCTGCCGACCAGGAACTGGCCGTTCCCGCTCAAGCCGCTGGACTACCCGTGCCTGCCGCCCGCGATGCGGCCGGTGCGCGCAGCTCCGCAGCGCAAGCGCAACGTCCAGGACCTGCCGCCGGCGCTCTTCTGAAAGGCCCCCGTGAACCAGCTCCCGCACTACCGCCAGATCATCCACGGCCGCACGCACGCCCGCTCGTGGAGCGCCTGCGAGATGGACCCGATCGACCGCCCGGATCGCATGCAGCGCCTGCACGACGTGGCGCGCCATGCCGAGCGCGCCATGCTGGTCGTCGCCGGCGTGTTCATCGCCCTGCTCTGCAAAGGGGTGGTGTGATGGAGCGCCACTACCCCGACGGCACCGAGCCCGACGTGCTGCCGCACTGGAGCTGCCACGGGCCGTGCCAGCAGGGCCGCCTGCGCTGCCCCACACCCGAGGCCTGCGAGCTGCCGCCCGAGCAAGACATGGTGCGCGTGGTGCTGGGCGACCTGGTCGTGTCGATCCTGTTGCTGCTGGCCGTGGCCGCTGCGGCTCTCGTGCTCGTGGAGTTGATCCTGTGAGGGAGCGCACCGTCGAGGCGCACCTCAAGCGCCGCGTGCGCGAGCTCGGCGGCGAGATCCGCAAGGCCGAGTGGATCGGCCGCACGGGCGCGCCCGACCGGCGCGTGATGCTGCCAGGGCGGGCGCCGGTGTGGGTCGAGCTCAAGGCCACGGGCGTCGCACCCGAGCCGCACCAGATCCGCGAGCACAACCGCATGCGCCGCCTGGGCGAGCTGGTGCTGGTGCTCGACAGCATCGAGGCCGTCGAGGAGTTTCTGAGATGAGCACCAACGACATCCTGCGCCGCCTCCAGGGCGAGCTCGCCCTGGTCGAGAGCGGCCGGGCCGCCGAGCGCGAGCGCTGCGCACGCCTGGCCGAGGTCTACGGGCAACGACACCTCGCGCAGATCATCCGCACGCCGGCCTGCCCGCACTGCTTCGGCATCGGCTACGACGCGAGCGGCCAGCTCTGCGCGTGCCAGGAAAACCCGAGCTTCTAATGCTGTGCCCGCACTGCCAAACCTGGACCGACGTGCTTGCATCGCGCAAGGGCCGGCGCACCCGCGAGTGCGCCAACGGTCATCGGTTCAACACCGTCGAGATCACGGCCGGGATGGCCGAGTTTCTGCAACTGCAGGCTCGGCTCAACAAGGCCCGGCGCGTGCTGCGCATCAAGGGCTACCTGCGATGAGCAAGGCCTTCCAGCCGCGCGACTACCAGCGCGCCGTCATCGAGCACATCGTCGAGCACGAGCGCGCGAACGTCTGGGCGGGGATGGGCTGCGGAAAAACGGTGGCCACGCTCACCGCGCTCGACGCGCTGACCCTGATCGACGATCCCTTCCCGGCGTTGGTGCTGGCGCCGCTGCGCGTGGCCTTGAGCACCTGGCCCGACGAGGTGCGCAAGTGGGCCCACCTGCACCATGTGCACGTCGAGGTGGCCGCGGGCGGCGTGGCCCCGATGCGCGAGGCGCTGCGCCACAAGGGCGCCGACATCGTGACCTTGAACTACGACAACGCCGCCGCGCTGGTCGAGCACTGCGGCGAGCGCTGGCCGTTCAAAACCGTGATCGCCGACGAGAGCACCCGGCTCAAGTCCTTCAGGCTGCGTCAAGGTGGCGTGCGCGCGCAGGCGCTGGGCAAGGTCGCGCACAAGCAGGTGCGCCGTTGGGTCAACCTCACCGGCACGCCCGCGCCCAACGGCCTGCGCGACCTCTGGGGCCAGGCCTGGTTCCTCGACGCCGGGCAACGCCTGGGGCGCACGTTCAACGCGTTCGAGAACCGCTGGTTCCAGGCCAAGCAGGTCGGCTCCAGCCGCTTCGCGCGCCAGCTCGTGCCGCTGGCCCACGCCCAGGCCGAGATCGAGGAGCGGCTGCGCGACCTCACGATCACCGTGCGCGCGGGCGACTTCCTGGACCTGCCGCCGCTGGTGGAAAACGTGATCGAGGTGGAGCTGCCGCCCACCGCGCGGCGCCACTACCGAGAGCTTGAGCGCGAGATGTTCACGGTGCTGGCCGGTGGCACCGAGGTCGAGGCGTTCAGCGCCGCGGCCAAGACCATGAAGTGCCTGCAGGCCGCCAATGGCGCGCTGTACGTCGACGACCAGGGAACATGGAAGGAGCTGCACGATGCCAAGATTGACGCCCTTGCGTCGGTGGTCGAGGAAGCTGCCGGCACGCCCGTGCTGGTGGCCTATCACTTCAAGAGTGACCTCGCCCGACTACAGCGCGCGTTCCCTCAAGCTCGGACGCTGGATGCTGACCCTGGAACGATCCAGGCGTGGAACCTGGGCCGGATACCACTGCTACTCGCTCACCCTGCAAGCGCTGGCCACGGCCTCAACCTGCAGGACGGCGGGAACATCATCGTGTTCTTCGGGCTCAACTGGAACCTCGAGGAGCACGAGCAGATCATCGAGCGCATAGGGCCCACGCGCCAAGCGCAGGCCGGGCACAACCGCGCGGTGTACGTGCACCGCATCGTGGCGCGCGACACCGTCGACGAGCTCGTGCTGCTGCGACTGCAATCGAAGGCCTCTGTGCAGAGCGTGCTGCTCGAGGCGATGAAAGGGAAGACATGACCAGACCTCTTGTGATCTACCACGGCAACTGTGCCGACGGCTTCAGCGCCGCGTGGTGTTTCTGGCGCAAGTACGGCACCGGCGCCGACTACCACGCCGGGGTGTACCAGCAGGATCCACCCGACGTTACCGGGCGCGATGTGTACCTCGTGGACTTCAGCTACAAGCGCCCGGTCGTCGAGCAGATGCTGGTGGCGGCCAACAGCGTGACGCTGATCGACCATCACAAGACGGCCATCGAAGACCTGCAGCCGCTGTTCATGCAGGACTCTTGGACGGGCGAACCGAAGCAGTTGGCGCACTTCACCGACCTGAACAAGAGCGGCGCCACGCTGGCCTGGGACTACCTGTTCCCCGGCGAGGATCGGCCCCTGCTGCTAGGCCACATCGAAGACCGGGATCTATGGCGCTTCAAGCTACCGGGCACGCGCGAGATCCAGGCCAACGTCTTCAGCTTCGAGTACACGTTCGACAACTGGGACCGACTGATGAGCGCCGACCAGGTCGAGCTGCTGCAGATGACCGCGGCCGGCGCCGCCATCGAGCGCAAGCACCACAAAGACATCGCCGAGCTGGTCGGCGTGTGCAAGCGTCGGATGGTGATCGGCGGCCACGACGTACCGGTAGCGAGCCTGCCCTACACACTGGTGAGCGATGCCGCGCACTTGATGGCTCAGGGTGAGCCGTTCGCGGCCTGCTACTGGGACACCTCCGAGGGGCGAGTTTTTGGCCTGCGTGCGACCGACACAGGCTTGGACGTGTCCGAGGTGGCGAAACAGTACGGCGGCGGTGGGCACGCCAAGGCTGCGGGGTTCAAGGTGCCGCGCGATCACGCGCTGGCTGCAGCGTAAAGGAACGCGATGAGCGCACTGAGCAACCAGGTGGCCGGAGGCCACTACAAGACTCTGACGATCCAGCCGGTGGAGTACATCCACGCCAACGGCATCGGCTACTTCGAGGGCAACGTGATCAAGTACGTCACGCGCTGGCGCGCCAAGGGCGGCACCGCCGACCTGGAGAAGGCCAAGCACTACATCGACCTGCTCATTGAACTCGAGAGGCGTCGGGCCGCGGCCGACGACGGCAAGTGAAGTTCCTCGCCGAGCTGCCACCAGGCTGGGACGAGCGCACGCGGCTGGCGCTGACCGACGGCAACCGCGTCGTCGCCACGCACCCCGAGCATCCGCCCATGGTGCTGCAGCCCGACGGCCAGTGGCTTGTGCTTTCGCCAGCACACGAGGTGCCCCGTGCTGTTCCTCACTGACGACGAGGTCGTCGAGCTCACGGGCTACCGGCAGCGGCGCAAGCAGGTGGAGATGCTCAAGCGCCAGCGTGTACCCTTCCACCTCAACGCTGCCGGCCAGCCAAAGGTGGCGCGCGCGGTGCTGGAGGGCTCCAGGAGCGATCGCAACGGGCCGGTCAAGGGGTGGACACCATCATGGGCAGACACCGCACGGTGAACCGCAACCTGCCCCCGCGCATGCGCGCGCGGGTGCGGGGCAGCGTCACGTACTACACCTACGACGCCGGCGGCCGGCCGCGGCGCGAGATCAGCCTGGGCACCGACTTCGTCCTGGCCGTGCAGCGCTGGGCCGAGCTGCACGAGGCGCCGCCCACCACGCTCATCACCGTGGGCTGGGCGATCGGCCAGTACCTCACCAGCCCGCAGTTCGCCGAGGTCAGCGCCGGCACCCAGGCCGACTACCGCTTCGCGCTCGACAAGCTCATGCGCGCGTTCGCCGACGCGCCGCTGGACCAGGTCAAGCCCAGCCACGTGCAGCTCTACATCGACAAGCGCTCGAAGGAGTCACGGCACCGCGCGCTGCGCGAGAAGTCGGTGCTGTCGATGATCTACGGCTGGGCCATGGCGCGCGACTTCTGCACCGCCAACCCGGTGGCGGCGATCAAGACCAAGCGCCTGCCCGGGCGCAAGGCGGTCTACATCGAGGACGACGTGCTCGAGGCCGTCTACGCGGCCGGCAGCGCCGCGCTGCGCGATGCCCTGGACCTCGCCTACCTCACGGGCCAGCGCCCCGCCGATGTGCTCAGGATGCGCGAGACCGACATCCGCGACGGGCACCTGACGTTCCGCCAGGAGAAGACCGGCCAGCCGATGCGCATCGAGGTGGCCGGCGAGCTCAAGGCCCTGGTCGAGCGCATGCTCGATCGCAAGCGCCGCTTCGCCGTGCGCAGCCTGGCGCTGCTGGTCGACGAGCACGGCGAGCCCATGAGCAAGGCCAAGCTGCGCAGCCGCTTCGAGGCCGCGCGCACGGCCGTGGGCGACGCCGCGGCGAACTTCCAGTTCAGGGACCTGCGGCGCAAGGCCGCGGCCGATCTGCGCGACCAGGCCGGCATCGAGGCGAGCCAGGCGCTGCTGGGTCACGCGAGCGTCGTGATGACCGAGCACTACGCGGCCGGAAAGGGCCGGAAAATTTCCGCAATCCCTCGGAAACCCAATGTTTTCAAGGGGTCGAAATGAGCTTTTTGCGGAACGAAAACTGACGCAAGCCGTTGATTCTGAACGCTTTCCCAGTAGATTCAGGTACTAGCGGGTAACTCCGTGGAGGTTCGAGTCCTCTCCTGGGCACCATTGATTTTGCTGGGGATTTTCGAGAGCGCAGACTAACATACGCGCACTCTGATTTCCGCAAAACGCACTTTTTTCCGCAAAAGCACTCACGCTCAGGTCTCGATCACCGTGCCGCTGCCCGAGTCGCTGGTGCCCGTGGTGCAGCTTACGTAGACGTTGCGACCGATGATCGCGCCCGGCACGTTGGCCACGATCCGCACGCCCACCGACTCGTTCGACACCCGGTTGAAGCGCACGATCGCGCCGGTGTTGTTGGCGCCACCCCCCAGCACAATGCCGTGGTTCGATCCCGCCGCCTGGTCGTTGTCGTCGACGTCGTTGTCCTGCACCCAGGTGCGCGCCACCGCCCCCGTGCCGGCGTAGGTCACGCCGATGCCGTGCAGGTTGTTCTTGCGGGTCACGTTGCCGAGCACGCGGTTGCGGTCGAGGGTGTCCCCGGCCGTGCCGGTGTAGACCAGGATGCCGTTGCCCGTGTTGCTGTAGGTGTGGTTGCCGACCACCTCAGTGCGGTTGGCGCCGACCGTCACGTAGACGCCCTCGCCGCCGTTGCTGAAACTGTGGTTGCCGCGCACCAGGGTGTCGTCGGCGTAGCTCACCTTGATGCCGTCGACCAGGTTGCCCGACACCCAGTTGTCGAGCACCTTGACCCCGAGCACCGCGTTGCCGCTGCTGCCGGCCACGTAGATGCCGTGCTCGTTCACCGCGCCCGTGATGCGGTTGCCGCGCACCTCGGCGAAGTCGGCGTCGGTCTGCACGTTCACGCCCCAGCCGTAGGGGTTGACGATCACGTTGTCGAGCACCTTGCAGTCGGTCGAGTTGTTGAGCTGCACCGCCGACTGGAAGCCGGTGACGTGGCAGCGCATCACCCGGCAGCGGTGGCTCGAGCTCTTGGCGCTGACGAAGCGCGCCGTGGCGCTGCCGTAGGCCACGCCCAGCGTGCCCGACTCCGCGCGCAGGCCTTCGATCGTGACGTCGGTCTTGCCGACCAGGTCGAAGGCGTTGAAGTTGAAGCCGTTGGCGGTGGTGATCCGGCCGCCGCCGTACCAGCGCTGGCCGGTGCGCGGCGTGATGCTTGCCGTGATGCGGTAGGTCTTGGCCGGATTCAGGAACACCTGGCCCCAGTCGCCGGCGGCGGTGGCCGCGGCGTTGATTGCGGCGGTGTCGTCTGCCGTGTTGTTGCCCAGAGCGCCGAAGGTCTCCGGGGTGACGAAGGCGCCGATCATCGAAGCGGGTACGGTGGTGGTCATCCTTGACCTTTCAGGGGTTACATGAACTGGGCCTCGGCCTGGCGACGGCGCACGAGCCCGGGCAGCACCTGCCCGCCCCCGCGCACCCACTTGGCGAGCTCTTCCTTGGCGCTGTCCCAGTCGCCCGCATCGACGCGCCGGCGCAGCGTGCTCGCGCGGTAGCGCGCAACACCCAGGTTGTAGGCGAAGTCGGTGAGCGCCCCCAGCGCCCGCGGCTTGGCCAGCAGGGCCGGTGAGGCCTTCAACACGCCCGGCAGGTAGGTGGCCCTCAACTCGTGCAGCAGCCAGGCCTCCGCGGTCGCCTGGTCAATCGGCGGGTGCTCCATCGTCACCCGCGTGCCGTCGGGCTTCCACACCGTGCCGTAGCCGATGGTCGGGTAGCCGGCCGGGCAGATGTAGGGGCGCAGCCGCAGGCCCTCGAAGGGCCGGCACAGCGCCGCGGCGATGTCGACCGCCTCACTGACGGGCGCGCTCGTAGACACGGCCGACGAACCAGAAGGACAGGATCATGTTGAACACGGCCAGGTCGTCCTTGCCCCACATGCTGACGAGCACCTGCTGCCAGTTGCCGCCCTGCTCAATCGCGATCAGGTAAGAGGCCAACTTCACGCCGGCGTAGAGCGCCAGGAACAGGTAGGTGACGGTCGGGCGCACCAGCGCCGAGATCGCCGCCACGAACGAGCCGGCAGCTTGGGCGGTGGCCGACTGCTCGCGGATCGCTGCACCCATCGCGTCGAGCTCGGCCGTCTGCAGTTGCACGTCGGCCTGGCGCATCGCGATCTCGCCCTTGACTTGGGCGAACGCCATCTCGGCCTGCAGCAGGCTGAGCTCGTGCGCACGCTCGGCCTTGCGGTCGATCAGCTTGAACACCTCGGGCGCCAGGCGCAGCAGGCCCCCGAACACGCCACCGAGCAGCGTCTCGACCATGTCACTTCCCCCAGTGGCTGGCGATCCACGACACCAGCCCGCCCAGCATGCTGGCGATCGTCATGCCGACCCAGATGCCGCCCTTGCTCTGGTTGGCCATCTCCAGCAACGTGCGCACGTCCTGCTGCAGGCTCGTCACCTGGGCACGCAGCGAATGCACCTCGGCCTCCAGGCGGCCGAATTCGCGTGGGTCTATCTCGGTCATGCGGTCATCCCTTCAGCAGCTCGCGCTTCGCGCTCCATTGGGTGGTCGTGGTAGCCATGACGCAGCAGGCCCCACACGTAGGCGGCGTAGAACTTGACCGCGCCCAGGCGCTGGTACTGCCGCCAGTGCGCCTGCTCGTGGCGGATCAGGCGCTGGCTGTGCAGGTGCTCGGCCAGGATGAAGATGCCCCACGGCGCGAGGCAGATGCCCGCGTAGCCGGTCGTGCGCAGGAACCAGCGGATGAGGTGGGGTGCGGGGCGGGGGGTCATGGTCAGGCAGGAGCGATAGTCGTTATCGTCCCGCTGCTCCCCCTAAATTTGAGAGCGCCAGCTTCCACATAGAGCTGGCCTATTCCGGCGGGAGATGATGTTGGTGCGGTTCCATTTGCAATCGCCAGCACCCCCACCGCAGACGTTCCAGCGGCTTGAGTTCTGAAACCAAAGTTCCCGCTTGCCAATGCTCGGAAAGTTTCGCTGCCGCCCGGAGACAGAATGATGTGCTGCCCGCCGTAGAGCGTTGCGATTTCAAATCCTGCAGCGTTGCTGGTTACCAGAATACCGCCGTTGCTGTTCGTTACGTCCTGCACCCGTACATTGCCCGGGACCGTTATCGGCCCTCCCATGTTTGTTGCTGTTGTTCCGTTAATCCCAAAATTGCAGAATACGACTGGAGTTGTACCCAGCGATCCGCTAAGTGGTGTAGCGGCCCTTGCAAAGTCGTTGAACCTTAGCCGCATGTTTGAGACGGTGCCCGCGCTTCCGTTGAACAGCAGTCCCGTAGTGCCACCATCGACAACATTTGACTCGATAACAGCGCGATCAAGCGTGCATCCAGAAAATGCGTCAAACACGATTCCCACCGTGCAACTAGCTAGTAGATTGCGCGTTACCTGGGCATCTTGCATGGTACTGGCAGTAGGCCCAGTACGAAGCGCAATCCCCGTCGATGCCTGCAACACCGTATTGTTGTCGGCCACCGCTTGGCTACCGCTGCCCTCTAACAATATCCCGCGAGTGCCAACCGCCAAAGTTAGGAAGCGAATAAGGTTGTTTTGCACCCTCGCGTTACGGTAGGAACTGCTCTCATCTACGGTTATGCCGCCGGTAGCGTTTTCGATCAGATTGCCAAATATCAGGACATCATCTGTCTGCCCGCGAATACCCGTGCCACGCACGCCAAGCACGCCGATGTTTCGCACCTGATTACTGAAAACCGAAACGCTGAACCCTTGCGGTGATGAAGTGACAGCGCGTGTCGTGCCCTTGATGTTGATACCGACGTTATCCGCGTTGTTGGACGCAACGACGTTGTTTACATAGTTCCCGTACACCTCAGCGTAGCGCGTCTTGGTGTAAATGCCCCATGCCTCGCCAGTGCCGCTTTGCGTCACACCGTCGATGTTGTTGTTGGCAATTACCACCTCTCGCCCATATACCAACATTGCGGCGACAGGTGTGGTGCCTGACGCACTCAGAGTCTTGATCCTGTTACCAACAATCCAGCCCTTCTGCCACGTATCCTGATCAACGTATGTGTTTTCGCCGATTCGGATGGCATACCCGCCGGTGCAAGATTCGATGTCGTTATTTTCGATTCGGTACTGTTCGATTGGTCGCTCAATCGAAAAAACAAGGCTTGTGCAACCGGTGCAACGATTACCGGAAAAAACTACGTCAGTGAAAGACCCAGTTTGTGCGGCGGCTCTAGTTACAACTGATGCCCATGTTGAAAACGTGGCGCCTTGAATATCAAAATTGGCTCCAGGCGACAGAAAATTAACCGTTGAGGCCGGACCTCGCAGCGTAGCGCTTCCTTCCATGCGAAGGACGCCGCTGTTGGTGAAGGTTGACCACGTTGCAAGGTAGTACGTTGCTCCGTCGCGCAATTCAAGTGTTTGCCCGGTAGACACCGCAGCGTTCATGGCAGATGTCAACGCCTGCGAGTCGTCGGCCACGTTGTCGCCAACTGCCCCAAAATCTTCCGGCGAAACCACATCGCGCATCTTCGCCTGCGCCGTGCGCGTGACTGCGCCGGTGCCGGCTTGCATGAAGCTGATGTCGTTGGAGTCGCTCGGGGTGCTGCCGAGGGCTTGGCCGTAGCGCACCAGGATGGTGGCGCCCAGCGGCGGCGCGCTGGTAAACACGACGGCGGTGCCGACCAGGTTGTAGTCGGTGCCCGGCACCTGGACGACGCCGGCGATGGACACGTCGAGGTTGCCGACGGTGACCGGGTCGTGGGGCAGCGTGAACGAGACGGTGGTGCCGGTGCCCACGAACGTCTGGTAGCGCATCGCGCCGTAGGCGACCGCGGTGGCCAGGCCGGTCAGGGGGATGTTCTCCAGCGCCGTGCCGGCGCCGTTCCAGCCCAGCACCGAGGCGCCCTCGGGTGCAGGCAACACGGGGTTGGCGGTCGAGCTGACCGGCAGCGACAAGGCACGGTCCAGGCGCTCCTCGAGCTGCTGGATCTGGATGACCGTGCGGTCGAACGTGTCCTCGATCACGCGGGCGTTGAACGCGCCGCCGCCCAGCAGGTCGGTGGTCTGCTCGTAGTCGAGGTCGCCGACGATCGTGAGCTTCTCGCCCGAGGCCAGCGCACTGCCGCTGATCGGGTACGTGATCGAGCCGCCCGGGCTCGTGTCCTGGTCACCGTTGAGCGTGACGCTGTAGTCGCTGTCCTTGACCAGCACCGTCTCGATGCCGACGCTGCTGGTGCGGGTGACCAGCAGGTCCCCGGCCGCGAACGTCTTGAAGCTGAAGCTGAACGTCGTCGTCGAGCCGTTGCCGAGGAAGGGGCCGGCGCGGCGCGCGGTCGAGGGTACGGTCATGGGTGCAACTCCAGATTCTCAGGCGATGGTATGCGCCCGTGTCCGCTGCACGGACACGATCAGCGCTGCTTCGACTCGGGGCTGGCGGTGCCGGTGATCAGGCCGCGCGCGAGGTCGGCCGGGCCTTCGGGCTCGATCTTGCCCTGGGCCACGCCCGCGGCGTAGCCGATCGGCCTGGCCAGGCCGTACACCGGCACGCCGGTGGCCACGCTCACCAGGGTGGCGACGTCGCGGATGGCTTTCTGCGCGCTGCCGTCCTCGACGATCGCCTTGTAGACCGACTGCGGCGCGCCGACGCTGGACTCCAGCAGGCTCACCGCAGGCGACAACGACACGCGGTCGTCGAGCGGGTTGTCGTTGAAGCGCTGCACGGCGGCCACGCCGAACTGGCCCGCGATCGGGATCTGCGCCAGCAGGCCCTTCGCCGTGCCCATGCCGAACACCTCGGCCAGCCAGTCGTCGAGGTAACCGTCGTCGTCCTCATCCTCGGGCCCGCCACGGAACGCGAGCGCGATCGCCTCGGCGATCCAGATCGGCGCCATGAAGCCCATCATCACGACGTACAGCGCCTTGCCCGCGCCCTTCCTCAACCCAACCTCGCCCGCGAGCTGCTTGAGCGCGGTGCCGTTGGTGTTGGCCATCATGTTGAAGTAGCCCACGAACTGCGTGAACGCGCGGGCGTAGGCCGGGCCGGTCTCAAACCGGCTCACATCCTCGGGCAGCGTCGAGCCTTGGGTCTGGCGCACCGTCGAGTCGGCGAAGCGCACCGCGTCGGTGTCGCTCATGCCGTCGGCCAGCGCCTGGTTGTAGGCGCCCGTCCAGACGATCGGCGAGAGCACGTTGTCGAGCGCAGTCTGCAGGAAGTAGGCGTGTCGGCTCGACCAGTCCTTGACCTTCTCGTAGGTGCTCGGGTTGAGCAGGATGGCCTCCATTTGCTCGTTGAGCACCGACACCTCGTTCTTGGCCCGGTCGTCCATGTAGGGCGAGGCGCCCCACACGGCCTGGCTGAACTGGCGCGGGTTGGCCACGTACTGCGCCAGCGAGCGCATCAGGAAGCTGGGCTTCACGCGCACCGCGGCCGTCGACAGGCCGGTGATCTGCTGCACGGCGTTGCTGACGTTGGCGAACATGAGCGCCATGCCTGCGCGTGCGCGGATGATGCCTGGCAGGCGGGCCCACTTGCCCGAGCCTACGATCGGCGTCTCGACGATCTGCTGCGCCGAGCGCTGCAGCCAGGGCTGCAGCATCGACTCCAGCGCTGCCGGCTGGATGCGGTCCAGCGGCTGGCTGACCTGCTTGCGCGTGAGCAGCTTGCGCACGTCGCGCGCGGGGTTGGTCATGAGCGAGAACAGCAGCACCTTGTCCAGGTGCTGCGACAGCGAGCGCAGGTCCAGCATCAGCGGCCGGTTGTACTCGGTGCGGGCCATCGTGAAGCCCTTGGCCGGCTGCGGGAACGCGAAGGCCATCGAGTTGTTCTCTTCCTCGGCCAGCTTGCGCAGCGCGTTGTCCTTGACCAGGCGCCCGTCGACCTGGGCCGGCACGTAGCCGCCGCGGCGCATCACGCCAAAGGGGTCGATGAACTCGTTGGCGGTGACCTCGCTGAAGTAGCGGCCGAAGGCGTCGCGGTGCGCCTTCTGCGCCAGGGGCTTGGTCTCCTCCAGCAGGTCCCACACGCCCTGGACAAAGTCGTAGTGCCCCTGGGCGAGCTTGCCCTCGGCCACCAGGCGGTTGATGAACGCATCCCACTGCGTGGTGTCGAGCGTGCCGTCGGGCAGCTCGGCGGCCCAGCCGCGGCCGAGCAGCAGCTTGCGCTTATTCGAGTCGTTGCCGGTGTGCGCGATCGCGTGCAGGATCTCGTTCATCGCCGTGCCCGCTGTCGAGCCCGGCGTGCCGAAGGTGTATCCGAGCTCGGGCGCCTCGATCACGGCGTCGGCGGCGATCGGCGGGATCTGCTCGACCAGCGCCTGGAACTTCTTGCGGTACTCGATGCGCTCCTTGCGGTAGCGGTCGGCCGCGTCCTTGATCGGCTGGAACACCAGCCGCAGGAACGGCCCGCCGTACTTGCCGTCCATGCCCTCGGCCCACTGCTCGACGCGGCGCAGGAACGCGATGCCTTGCTTCAGGAAGAGCCCGCGCTCCTCGGCCCGGGTGACGGCCATGCCCTCGCCCGGCACGCGGTCGGGGATGCCGATCTGCTCCATGCGCGCGAAGAGCTCGCCGGCCGCGTCGTCGATGTCCAGCAGGTTGCCGTCCACCTCCATCTGCCGCGAGCGCTTGGCCAGGAACCACATCGCACGCACGGCCTCGTTCAGGCCCTGCAGCTCCTCGAACGTCAGCGCCTCCAGCGGCTGGGCGTTCTGCGTGGCCGCGGCGATCATCGGCTCCAGCGCCGACCAGGTGTCGGGGTCGTTCTGCTTGACGCGCTCCAGGTAGGCGGCAGCGCCCTTGCTGGCCGGCGTCTCGACGCCGTACATCGCGAGCACCGCACGCGCGGCGTTGACGATGTCGGGGTCCCTGCCCTTCTCGACCGTCTTCTCGTCGTTGCCCTTGGTGACCCGGGCGAAGAACTCCAGCACCTTCTTCGCCTCGGCCGCCGCGTCCAGCGCCGCCTTGGCTGCGGCGTTGTTGAGCACCTGGTCCTGCTTGGCCTTGACCGCGGCGGCCGTGTCGCCGGTCATCGTTGCCTCTTGCCAGCGCTTGCCGGCGCGGCGCTCGGCGGCGGTGTGCTTCCAGGCGGTGGCGCGCAGGTCCTTGAGCGAGGTGCGCGCGATCACGTTGGCGCCGAACTGCTTGGCCGCCTCGACCAGCACGCTGACCGTGACACGCGCGCCGCGGGCGTTGACCTGGCCGGTGTCGGCGCGCCCGCCCAGCATCTCCTGCTGCGTGCGCAGCTCGGTGGCCAGGGACCGGGCCCGGGCCTCGTTGTGCACGGCCTCGTTGGCCGCCTCGGTGATGGCCCGCTCGTCGATCAGGTCGCCGTGCTCCTCCAGCATGCGGCGCTCGGTCGCGCCGTCGATCGACTCGGCGCGGTCACCGAAGGCCTCGATCGCGCGGTACATCGCCTCGACGCTCGGGTAGCCGAAGCTGTCGGCAATCGCCGCGATGTTCATGTCGGCCGCCATCGGGTCGGCCTCGAACTCTTTCTCGGCCTTCTCGATCGCAGCCTTGGCCAGCACCTCGGGGCGCTGGTTGATCTCGGCCGTGACCTCGGCGCGGATGGTCTTCTCGATCTCGCGCGCCTCGCGCTTGAGCTTGGCGATGACCTTGTCGCGCGCCTTCACGGCCCACTTCAGGTCGGCGATCGAGCGCTTCTGCAGGCGCTCGGCCGCCTCGCCGTCGGCCTGCTCGTCGGGCACGAGGCCCGCCACCTCGTTGGCCTGGGCGATCTGCTCGTCGGTGGCGAGCATGCGGTCCATCACGCGGCGGATGTCGTCGTTGAGGCCCATCCGGGGGCCGGCAGGCTGGTCGCCTTGGCCCAGCACCTCGCCGCTGATGGCGCTGACGATCTGCTTGGGGTCGAAAACAACCCACTCCCCATCGGCTTTGGCGTGCACGCTGTCGTAGCCCATGCCACGCAGCTTTGCGATTACTTCGTCGTCGGACAGTTTGCCGCTTGGGTCCACGAAGTTGAAAAGCTGCTCGCTGGCGTCGTTTACGCTGTCGATCACCAACGGGTTGCGAACGGTCAGGTAGACCGGCAAGATCTTGTTTGCCCCACCCTCTTGGCCTCGTCGCGTTGTGACGTCTGCGTACCCCTCGGCCACCTTGGGGTTATCGGTGAAATAGACACCGGGACCCATAGCCCCGATGCGACTTGGCTTGAACTTCGCAAAGTCACCGCGCGTGCCGTGGTACAGCACGAGTGGCCGGCCGTTCTCGTCTGTCAACACGCCCTCGGGCGCAGCCGCCTGCCCCAGCGTCTGCCCGCCCGCAGGCGCGACACCGCGCGCCGCAAGGAACTGCTTGATCGACTGGTAGACGCTGACCAGCCAGGCCCGGAAGCGGCGCATGACCGGCGCGAGCTCGACGCTGGGGGCCTTGCCCTCCATGACGTACTGCTCGATGCTCTCGGCCCAGCGCTCGTGGTACGGGCGCTTCTGGTCGAGCGTCATCGCGTTCCAGGTCGCGAGGTCCTGCACGCCGAACCAGGCCAGCACCTTGGCCATGTCGTCGGCGATCTGCTGCGGGGCGCCCGGCTGGCTGGCGACGTCGGCCAGCACTTCGAGGAAGAAGTGCCCGGTCTCGTGGAAGAACGTTGAGAGGTCCGCGTTGGGGTTGAGGACCAGCTCCAGGGTCTGCGGGTTGAACGTCCCGCGGGGGCCCTGTTCTAAGACTTGCGGGGCGGCAAGCCCGGCGGCTGCAGGCTCGGGGCGCTGCGCATCCCCGCCGAGTACGTCTCCACCGGGTTGTCCGCCAGCGGTTTCTCGTACCTGGCGATCTGCGCCCTCAAGCCCTGCACGAACGGGTTGTCCGGTCCACTGCGGGCCTCGGACTCCGCCAGCGCCTCCTTCAGCAGTTCCAGTTGCGAGGGCATCGATCTTCTCCTGATACTCGGCGCTGAACGCCACCTGCGTGTCGTACCAGAACTGACCGGCAAACGACACGCCTTCCACCGAGGCAGACACCCGCTCGGCCAGCGCCCGCAGCTCGGACGCTTTGGCCTTGATTTTATCAGCAAGTGCTACATCGTCCAAACCGCCAAAATCGTCCATGCCGTAGCGCTGTTCGAACTCGGGCACGTACTGCAGGCGCACGCCGACGGCGGCCGGCATCTCGCCGGCCATCGTGTTGGCGAGACGTCGGCCGTCGACGATCACGGTCAGAAACTCGACGCCCTCCTGGGCCAGGTCGGCCAGCACCTTCTCCAGCTTCTCTGCGTCCGCAGCGCTGCGGAAGTAAATCTCGACGCCCGGCCGGTGGCGCTGGTAATCGACGTCCTCGTTGACGCGCAGCACCCTCGACAGGAACGTGCTGTCCTGGCGCGCGGCCTGCGCCTGGCGCAGCATCTCCAGCCACAGGACGTTGGCGTCGTAGCCCTCGCGCGCCACGACCTCCAGGTCGAGCGAGCGCTCGATGCCGCCGTAGCGGCCCTGCGTCGACAGGGCCTTTGCGCCGAGCACGGTGCTGCCGTCGTCGGGTGCGTAGACCGCTAGGCGGATCGCTTCGGCCAGGCGCGCCATATCGGCGTCGGTGGGCACGAAGTCGACGCCCTGGGTGTCCTTCGACATCTGGATCGACAGGCCCCCGACGAAGCGGTCGACCTCGCGCTCCAGCGCGGCGAGCTCAGCCTTGGCCGCGACCTTGCGGGCGTTGAACGCCTCCAGGCGGGCCTTGGCGCGCTCGACGTTGCCGATCAGGCGCGTGGCCTCGACGGGTGGGCGCACGATCCGGCCGAGCTCGATCATGCGCTTCTTGGTGCCCTTGACCTCGCCGCTTTGCAGCTTGCGCAGCTCCGCGATCTCGGCCTCGTGCGCGCGCTCGTGATCCTCGATCATCTTGAGCGCGGCGGTCGTGTCCTGCCCGGCGGTGACCAGGTCAGAGGTCGGCGGCGACGAGTCGATGATGCTGCGCAGCTCCTTGACGCGCGCCTGCTGCGAGGTGCCGGTCAGGTTGGCTTCAAGCTCGAACGAGCCGCCTTCGCCCGCTGCGCTGGTCCAGTCGTTGACCGTCCAGACTTCCTTCTCGATGAACCACACGACGGCCTGCAGGTCGTCGTCGTTGGTCTTGGCCAGCACCGGATCGGTGTTGAGCTCGGGGTCGTTGCGGATGTCGCGCGCCGCCTTGGCGAAGACATCCTGCCCGAAGCCGAACTGCAGCGTCGTGGTGGCGTCCTCGCGCATCTCGCCCGACACGCCGGTCTCGGCGACCGAGGGGATGCGCCGGCGCCCGGCCAGGCGCTGCAGCATGCGCGCGGCCCACACGTCGATCGTGGCGCGCTGGCGGAACCCGATCAGGTTGCCGCTGAAGTTCAGCGCCTTGGGCGCAGTGCCGCCGCGGCCGATGTCCGGGTCGGCGTTCTTGACCACGCGCCACAGATCGACCATCGCGCGCGCCACGTTGCGCCCGTTGAAGCCGTACTTCGAGCCCGACTCCTTCTTCGGCAGCAGCGCGTCGGGGAACTCACGCGCAGCGCGCAGCGCGTCCACCTTGGTCTTGTACTCGGGCAGGTCCTTGACCGCCCGCTTGCTCAGGCCTTCGGCCTGGCGCTCGTTGAACCAGGACCGCAGATCGGTCTCCAGCGCGTCGACCCGGTCGAAGTAGGCTTCCCACTGGACGATGAGCTGATCGAAGTCGCCGCGGCTGGCACGGCGCAGCGCGTCGACCGCGTTGAACCAGTTGTCGCGCACCGGCGTGTTGGGGCTGGTCGCGCCCAGCAGGTCGGCGAACAGATCGCCCAGGCCGCCGAACTCCTGGCGCAGGCGCGTGCGCATGGCCTTGTACCAGCCGGCCTGCGCGAGGATGTTGCGGGCGTTGGCGTCGCCTCGGGCGGCGCGCTTGAAAACCGTGCGCACCTCCTCGACCATGCCTCGCGCCACTGCGTTGACGCGGCGCGTGTAGTTGGCGGTGCCGGGCTCCAGCGACTTACCGTCGGCATCGGCGCTGAACTGGTACGAGATCGTCTTGTACTCGTGCATGACCTTGCGGTCATCGCCGGTGCCCTCGACGACGGTGCGCGAGTAGGTGAGCGGTTCCCAGCCCTGGGCCACCGGGTGGGCCATCTTCGTCTTGCGCACGGCCGCTTCAATCTCGGCCACGGACACGCCGGTGGCCGCGGCCGAGGCGTCGATCGCTGCGCGCTCCTCGGCGCTGATCATCGAGCGCTCGGCCGTCTCGCGGATGCCGCGCGCGGCCACCATTTGCAGGCGCTCGACGGCGGCCTGGTTCAGCACCCCGCGCTGCTCGAGCAGCGCACCCGCCTGCGCGCGCGGCACGATGAAGAACTGGTCGGGCGTGTACTGCGCCAGCATCTCCAGGCGAGTGACCAGCGTCGGCTCCTCGCCCATCTCGTGCGCAGCGAACACCAGGTCGCCATCGGCGAACGCACGCTCGAGCTCGACGCGGTTGGCAGGTTGCGTGCCGTACTGGGTGATGAGCTCCTCGACCACGTCGGGATCGAGTGCGGCGCGCGCCCGCTCAAAGACTTGGCCTTCGAGCGCGCTCTTGCGAACGATGACCTCGTAGTAGCCGTTGCGCAGCGCGTTGACGGCCAGCACGTCATCAACGCTGACTGAATACGGCAGCGCTTGCCGGCCGTTTGCCGCAAACCTGCGCGCCGTGCGCTCATCTGCCATGAACACCGTGCGGGTGCTTGGACTGCGCTCGTTCTCAGGTGCGTCCGCTCGCCAAAGCGTCAGGCGTTCACCGTACCGTTGCCGCAACAGCTCTCGCGTACCTTGGAACGCTTGGGCAACATCGGCTTCCGTGTACGTCCCCTGTTCCAGGCTGCGGTCAAGGGCGCGGAGCTTGCCGGGTCTTACGCCTTGAGCGTCTTCCTGCAGGTCGTACTTCAGGAAGTCCTGCAGCGCTTCGGTTTCTCGCACGGCCACGCTGAGCAGCTCGTCATCAAACACCGCTGCCGGGCTGCCCGGCGCATTCAGCACCCCCGTCTGCTGCCCGGGCGCGGCGCCCAGGATGCGCAGCGGGTAGCGCTGGAAGAACTGCTCGGCGGTCAGCCCCAAGCGCGAGCCGTAGGCGGTGTAGAACGCGCTGGCCCAGGTGGCGTAGCCCTCGTTCACCGCCTCGCGGAACCGGCCCGTGGCGGCGAGCTGACGCTTCACCTCGGCCTTCACCGCCTCCTGCGAGGCGCGCGCCGCGGCCTGGTCCTGGGCCTGCTGGATGACGCGCTCGGCCTCCTGCTGCAGGAACACCTGCGCCTGCTCGCCGGCGGTCTGCGCCTCGAACGCGCTCGGCGCGTCGGGCGAGGTGCGGGCGTGCTGGGTCAGCGCATCGGCCAGCGGCGTGCCGGGCGCAACGGTCAG